ATGCTTTATTTGAGTATGAATAATAAAAATATTATTACACAGACAAACAGAACAATTCTATTTGAGGAAATAAATCCTGAAAAACCGGATTTACTGACATTGATTGATGAAGTAAAGGATATGGATTCCCTTTCTGATGAAAGGATAATAGAAATTAATAAATATCTTTTAGTATCAGATTTTGATGATTTTCTTAAAAAATTTGAACCGAAAGTTTACAGTTATTACAATTCAGCTACACAAAGTATAAAATATCTTTTAAAAAGGCCGGAAGGAATACCAGATGAACTAATAAATGAGATAAAAATAGACAATGGAAATACGTTTTTTAAAATGTTAAATACGCTTATAGAAGCAAGGAAATCACAGGGAAATAAGAATGTAGATTTTAAATTTGAAAATATTCTGGAATTACTTTCACCGAAAAAGGTAATCGAGGATATAAAGCAGACTAGAAAAGAAATTGCATATATTTATAACAAATATGAGGAACTTGATGAAGAAAATCCACAGAAATTTGAGCTTGGTGACAGGCTTAATGAAAAATTTGAGGAAGCATCACATAATTACAGTAATGTCCTTGGTATGCTACCTTTGGCTATTGAAGATATTAAAACCAGACTTCTTTTAGGTCACGATGAAAATACATTTAAATCAGATCAGATAAAACTTGGAATGTTAAAGGTTGGAAATAAAGGGGAACTGGAAGTAATCGAATATAAGAAGGAAGAATCAAATGCACTTGCAATTACAGAGGATAAAAATACAAATGCTTTAGTTGCAACATTTAAGGAAGATTATGAAAATGTTACGGAAGAACCGAATGAATATATAAAAGATCTGGTTGTAAGAACATTTGTACCTTTGGCAGAAAGTATTGTAAATATTGAGCCTGAACAGGAAGTGAAAAATTATAATAACTATTTGAGTTTTTATAAGGATGCACAGGAAAATTTTATTAAAATTGCAAAACCCTTAATTGAAAAGCTTTTAGGTGTAAAAATGTTTTTCGAGCAATATAATACAAAGCTTTCCTTAATGAAACCAAAATTACTTGTGACAAATATTAAATCAGAAATGCTTGTTAAAACAGGAAATAAAGAAAGACTGAGAGCATTCTTCAATACTGTCAATGCAAAAAATGACTTTGAAAATACAATATGGTTTGGGATATATCCAAATGTAGATCTGGATATAAATAAAAAGGAAAAGAAAATAAGGGAAAGATTTAAGGGAAAACAGAATGAAGAAAAACCTGAAAAAAATACAATGGAAACTTTAACAAACCTGATGACAGTTTTAGGGGAATATAAGGTACAGATATTTTTCAATTTTGAAAGAAATGATGAGACAACATTTAACAGTCTTGCAGTGGAAGGTCCTGATAAATACATGGAAAAAACTGCAATTCTGGAAAATCAGAGCTATTCAGAATATGTAATACCTGTAATTCCAAATTTTACAATAATACCAAAGGATAAGTCAGGAGTACTGCTGGATTATAAAATGAAGTACGAGGAAGAAAATGGAGTGAAACTGTCTTCTGAAAAAGAAGATCTTATGAAATTCTGGATTGAAGGAATATATATAGATGGAGCATATGTAGCGGCTGGAATTACAGGAGCATATCAATGCCCTAATTATTTGAGGGAAAGATTTACTTCAGTTTCACAAATATATCCCGGTGTAAGGTTTGACATAGAATCTGAAGATAATTCATACAAGGCCAGAACAACTATGGCAAAGGAAATATCAGGTTTTACAAATACTATTAAAGATAAAATAAACCAGTTTGGATATGGATTTATATTTTCTTCAGATACAGCACATGTAAAAAAAGAGAAAATAAGAAATATTATTGTATATAAGGCTAGAACATTGTCAAAAAATAGCGATGGAATATATGAACCGCTATATAAGACTTTAACGACAACTTTTATAGAAAGAACATTAAGATTTATAACAACAGATTTTAAAGAAGACAAGCTGGATTTCTTTTTCAGTACACATCCTGAAAGCCAGAAATCCATATGGGTAAAAGATGAGAAGTTTGTTAACGGAATTATGCAGAAGGGTGACGATATGTCGCATATTATAGATGAGGAAAATGGTATATGCCAGCTGAATATAACATTTGCAGGAAATGTTAAAAATCTTCAGGTGGAAATAAATAAATAGGTTGCAACAAATTTAAATAAATATTTAAGGAGGTAGTTAATGGGATTCAGACTTAATGTGAAAGGACAAACTGAAGAAATTTTACTGGATAAGGAGAGTATACTTGATGTAAAGTACATATCAGAAACTCCAGACGACTCGAATGCACGTGCGACAGACCTAAGCGTAATACTTGAAATTAAAGGGAAAATTTTAGCGGCGGCAGGTGGAGACGCTGAAGACGACACAAGAAAAGTGGCGGAGTGTATCTTAAAATTTTAAAATCAACAAAATCAACATTTTTAATACTTCTAGATATTTAAAGAATGAAATATAACGAAAAAATATAAAATAAAACAGGCCTATTGGTAACAATTTGGTAACAAATTTTATTAACATCCAAAATCAATTTTTTCAACTTCCATTAATAAATCTTTAGGTTCATAATGAGTATAAACTCCATCTGTAATGTCATCAGTCTCATGCCCTACAATTTTTTTTAATTTCCCATCTGAAATTCCAAGTTGTTTCAATTTCGTTATAAAAGTATGCCTTGTATCATGTCTATTGTTAGAAAAATTTAAAAGATTACGTAGTTTATAAAAATTTCTTTTAAAAGTTACATCACTATAAGGTGTCTTTTTAGAACTCATGAAAAGATATTTATTTTCCTGATTAAAGTAAAGTTTTATTAAAGGCTTTATTTTACTGTGAATTGGAATAATTCTATCTTTTCCTGCTTCTGTTTTTCTTCCACCAATCATATAGTTTTTTTCCAATAATATATTTTCATTTTCCAATAATCTTATTTCGATTGCTCTCATTCCTGAATACAATAAAATTAATACCATATGTGCTGTCATTTTTAACCTCATATTTTCTGTATTTCTTGAAAAAATCCATATTTTTTTAACTAATTCATTATTATAAATAGACGTTTCTTTTTTATAGTTAGCTATTTTATTAGTTTCGAGTAATGTGCTGATATCTTTATCTACTATATTATTTTTTAATGCTACAGTATACAATCCTTTTAAAATGGATTTTATTCTAATAGACATTGTTTTTGGAGCATCAAATAAAACAGGCTGTAGATGTGAATATTTTAAGTCCCTTACAGCACGGTTATTAAATATTAATAAATAATTTTTATAAATATTTTGGTATTCTCTGACTGAATCCTTTGTTATATCTAGTTTTTTCTTTTCTATCCAAATGTCAAATAAATCTCCAAGTGTAGTATTTTTTTCATCAATGTTGTAAGGTTTAACTTTATACATTGATAGAGCGATTTCTGCATCTTCCGAAGTAGCATAATATCCTATGATAGGTCTTTTTACAGTGCCGTCAATCTGAATTTCTGCAGGGCCTCTCACTATCCATGGCTTACTTCTATTTCCGTTCAATTTTGTAATACTTCCAGCTCCATTAAGCTTTCTAGTACGTCTTTTTTTTCTGCCCATAAAAAAATCACACTCCTTCTCTTGTCGGAATTAAAAATGTGTGATATACTTAATTTGCCAGATGTAAATATATCACTTATATTTCAAGACTCTGTTGCCAGCAGGGTCTTTTTTTGTTTATTTAAGTTCTTATAATATAATATCATCTATTGAAATGTTATTTAATGTTGTAGATAGTATTGACTCTTTTAAAAGGGGGATATTATCCCGTTTAGCCATATCAATTAAATTACCAGGTTTTAGTTTGCCGGATAACAGAGCACCCACTAAATCAACATAAAACATTAATTCTTGATGAGCTGAATAATCTATGGCTCGTGCTTGAATTATATCTTTTCCAATAACTATTGGATCCTTTCCAATAGTAAGATTCATGTTATGTAGACATTCAGCCAACATTTCAAAATCATTGTTTATGTCAAAATAAATAATAGGGACTTCGTATCTGGAATTTAGTATATCAGGTAAAATATAATCTTTCCAATTAGTGCTGACTTTTATTTGTATTCCAGCTATAGTTGCGGAATTAATTGAATGCGGAATCAGGGCTAAATTTTCATTACTGTCTATCCAAATAATATCTCTTTGTGGATCGTTTGGATTATATTTGGTAGGATAGTTTTTTTTTGTATATCTCAATCCAGTTCCTATAGCCTTAAATTTACGAGCAGTTTTTAGATTAGAACTTTTAAATCTCGCTCTAGATATAAATTTTTTATTTAGCTCTGCATTGGAATTGCAATTTCTAACAACGATAGCTTCTGCAATTTTACCAAGTAGTTTTAATGAATTATTTTTTATGTCTGTAACTTCTAAAATTGTACGTATAACAAATTCATTATCTTCCAAATAGATAATACCTAAATCATCATATAAAATATCAAATAATTTTTGTCCAGTATATAAATTTATAATTGGGATACTCCCTCTACCTTGTTTGAAATCAAAAAAATCTTGTTTCTGAATAATCTCGCCATTAGAATTTTCTATTCCTATTATTAATTTATTATTTTCCATATCTTATTTCATAATTTCCTTCATTTTTTCATTGTATGTTTTTATGTTAGTTTTAGTGTATAGGTTGTAACAATCTAATAAATATTGTGATTTTGTATAATTATATCTGTTCTCTTTTAATTTTTGTAACCCGTATCCTTTAAATTTAGTTCTTTTTCCTATGTACGTTCCATAATATTTCTTATTTATATCAAATAAAAAATTCTTTTCTCCTTCTCCTATCACTATAATCGAATTATCTATTAAATTTAAGAATTCTTCTAACTGAATTTCCTTATATTCAAAGTTATATTTTTCTTTCAATTCTTCATTAGAATATTCAGTATAATCTGACATCCATATGCATAAATCTTCATCATAATAATTTTCGTTATATCCAAATTTAATAGCATTCATTAATACACTTATTTTTTCTCCTGTTTTAGCCATCATAAATTCAGAAAAAAAATCTCCTATATCACTGTTAGAAAGCCATTTGTACAATGTTTTTAAATTTTCTTCAGCATTTTCAGTAGAATCATCTAAATTTGTTAAATCTCCTTCAATTAACCAAAATCTATGTTTACAGTATTGCATTCTTCTTCCTGCTGGACAGTTACATCCACTATGTATATCTCTTGAACCTTCTTCTTTCCAGAAAGCAACTCTATAAGGTTTTTTTCCTGACCCTCTAATATAAAAAGTTAGTACTTTTTCTTCCAATTTAATTAGCTCCTTTATTATTAATTTATATTTTCACATCAAATGCTTCTTTGTAAATTTCTATTCTTGCTTGTATCTCTCTTGTGTCGTTAAAAAACTTATACTTTTCAATTAATACTTGTGCATTTTTATAATACATGTCTAAATTATAAACTAAAAAGTTTTTCAGTCTAATTTCTAATGCCATTTTACTTATTTCAAAAATATCTTGTAAATCAGAAAAAGAAGTCTTTTTCTCTATATTATATATTAATGCTTCATCTGAAATCATAAAAATAGAAGCTCCGATATCAGCTTTTACTTCCTGGATATTTTCTTCTTTGTTGTAGCCGTCTTCTTTCAATAAATCAAAAAAATTTTGAAAAGGGATATCAGGTTTCAAGTCAAATAGAGCATGATTTATTTCGTGCATTTGTGTGAAATTTTGCCTACTTTGTATCATGTTTGCATTATATCCGATAGCAACAGTATTATCTGAATAAATCATTGACCCTGCCATTTTATCTTTTGAAATATGATTAAATTCAAATCCTCCAAAAATAAAATTTTTTTCCTGTTCACAAAATTTTCTATAATGATACCATCTAAGCTGGTACTTCTTGATGAAAAAGTACCTTGCTACTTCACTTATAAAATCGTTTAATTTTTCGAGAATACTGAAATACGATAATCTGTCAACAGGAATTCCTCTATAAATAATATAACTCACTGAAAACCTCCACATTTTTATTTCTTATTTTTTTCTTTTATTTTTTGCAGTAAAAAATCAGTGTATTTTTCTAAATCCTTTTTAAGTTCTTCTTTTTCATCTTCTGTTAATCCTTTAACATCTGCCCTATAAAATGTTAAGATGTCGGATCCTTGGGATTTAGCATGTGTTTGTTGTAAGTTATCTTCCCAGTCATATTTAACACCAGCTTGATATTTATTTTTAATATCACTTCTTCCCATTAAATAGTCCATATCGACATTAAAAAAATCACATATTTCTTGTAATACCTTGGGTCTTGGAACACGCTCACCACGTTCCCACATACTTATTGTACTGAGACCTACATTAAATATTTTAGCCATTTTTTCTTGTGTCAATGAATTTTCAGTCCTTAGGCTAAGAATTCTATCTTTTATATCAGCCATATCTTTCACCTCTTTATGATATTATACACTATTCGTGTAAAAAATCAAGCAAAATTTCTTCACAAAAAGTGTTGACACAAATTTAAAGATGTGATATTATAAATTAACTTCACTTAAAGTGAAAAAATGGAGGTGATAAAAATGACAATAGGTGAAAAATTAAAAAAATTAAGAGGAAAAAAAACACAAGTAGAAATTTCAAAAGAACTTGGAGTACTCCCAAGTACTTATTCAAACTATGAGAATGATTACAGAGTTCCTAACGATGAAATAAAAAAGAGAATAGCAGTGTATTATAAAAAGACAGTAGATGAAATTTTTTTTTAAACACAAACTTCACTTAAAGTGAAAAATAGGAGGTAATAAAAATAAGAACGAAGTTTTATAGAAATTATATTAGCAAGAGAAGATATTCAAAAAAATATGCTGCTAAAAAGATTGTGAATGAAATGATTAAATTGTTAAAAAAAAGACCACACAGAGATATTACTTTTTAAACTTATATTTTAATATCAGATATTGATTTTAAGATACTGTTAAAAATTTCTTCAGTAGTATTATCAGGAAGAATGGCTTTTAATTCTTCTGATAAAAATTTTTTGTCTTTGAGTAAATTTTGAGCCTTTAAATTTACTTCGTCTTTAGAAATGATGTTATTATCAAATATAACTCCTGCAAGAGCCTTGATTTTAACTTCTTTATAAATATTTTCAAGTATTAAATTTGTAATTATTTCGTCCATGTTATACCTCTACTTTCCTCTCTGTGTAGTATTAAGTATAACATAGTTTTAATAACGGGTAAATTGGAAACATTTGGGTTTCAGATTCTGAAAAGTTGAAATCCATAATAAGACACCTCCTTTCGTGTAAGATGTGTGGCAACATTATTATACCTCAAAAGGAAAATAAAAAAAGGAGTGATGAAAATGAACGCGAATGTGCCATTAGAATTAGTGGCTGAAAAAATAGGGGAGTGTGTAGATTTCGTGAGAATAAATCTACAACAAGGAACATTATTAGTGGATGGCTTGCCCGTAGGGTATGCGTATAAGAAAAAAGAGGAAAACAAAAATTATTCATATGTGGTAGATCCGATAAGATTTGCGAAATATTTAAAGCAGCTAGAAGAAGCAAATAAAATATTATATGGAGAATAGGAGCAATGTTATGGCTAAAGATTACAAGTATATTAACAACAGAGAATGTCTTTTAAAAGACTGGGGAAAAAGCATGAGATTTGGAAAATACTTCGTCGAGTGGTATGACGAAGATGATGAAGATGCATCAGAAATATTTGAAACTGAAAATGAGATGTCTGATTATCTTAGAAAAAATGGAATAAAAGAATAAATAGGAGGGAAAATGGAAAAAATCAATCAGGATAAATTTTATAAGATGACAATTGAAGAAATGAAAAAAGTAGCAGAAGAAGTAATGAAGGAAAAATACAATTTAAAAAATGATTTACTGATGACTGGATGGGCTTTCAAAATAAATGAACTTATAAATAATATACAAAATTCTGAATTAAAGGAAAAACTTGATAGAGAATGTCAAGAAATTTGGGATAAGTGGTTTGCAAAAGTGAAGACAGAACAGCTAAATAAAGAAAAGCTTGCAATATTAGAAGCTTTACTTGGAGTAGTTTTAAAAAATTAGGAGGAAGAATAAATGATAACTAAATCAAAAAAAACTTTACTGTGGTATTCAATATTTGCATTAGCATTAATATTGAATCAGTCAGGAGCAATGAAAAATGACATAAAAGTAATAATAACGAGCTACGGATTATGGATTTTGTTAATAATATTAACATGGATATATTTCAAAGAAAGCAAGTGGGATTAATGAAAAATCAAACAAAAAAGCCGTTGCTGGAACAACGACTATAAAATTTAAATACAAATCATTATATCACAGAAGGTAAAAAATGAAAAGATTATTATTGGATTATGGGTGTGGTTCGGTTGAGTATATCAATGTGAGGAATTTTGAAATAAAATATCTTTTTATAACAATAGACAATAATAAAATATCCCTATGGGATGTTGAATTTATAAAATACAAAAATTTTATAGCTTGGAAAAACAGGAGGAAAAAATAAATGTGGACTTATGATGAAAAACAGTTAAAGGAAAAAAATCTTCCAGGAGCAAGTATCAAAGAAAGTGCTTGCTATGAATGTAAAATAGAAAGAGCAGAACTATTCAAATCAGATGTCAACAAATCTGAAGCATTAATACTGACGTTTAGGGCTTTAAAGGAAGATAGAACAGCCCGAATACCTTTGTTCTACAAAAATAAAAAAGGAGTGGAACAGATATTTAACAGTAAACATATAAATCAGTTAGTATACTTATTAAAAATTAAACATGAGAATTTAAAAACGGAACTGGACGAAGAAAGAAAAGAAATATTCCCGATGATTGAAAATCGTACAGTTGGAGTATTTCTATCATATCAGGGAGTGAATGAAGTAATAGATGAAATTACAGGAGAAATGAATTATTTCAACGAATATCAGATAAGAGGTTTTTATCATTCAAAGAGCAAAAAAACTACACAGGAAATCATAGATAAAATAGAAACTCCGCAGACATATGAAATATGGGAGAAAAATTTTCTTTTAGAAAATAAACTAAGAGAAAAGAAGGAACAGGAAAGAGGAACAGCGGTCATAAAACAATATATGAAATCACAGAATAGCATGAATGATGATGCTGACTTTCCCTTTTAGGAGGTGCAAGAGAATGAAAGTAATAGTATTTGACACTGAGACAAACGGACTGGAGAACTGTTCTGTTTTATCGATCTCGGCAATAAAAATTGATATCGATTTAAAATTAAACTCTTATAAAGAAATTGAAAAATTTAACAGATTTTATTTCAGAAATGAGGGCGAGGAAATAAATGCAGAAGCTGTTTCTGTAAATGGACTTACAGACGAGCAAATTCTAAGGCGTAGAGTGGAATCAGGTATAAAATACTCAAAATATTTTGAAAAAGATAAAGATTTTGTAGATTTTTGTAAGGACACAAATAATTTTGTAGCACACAATATATCATTTGACAGAAAATTTATTCCATTTGATTTAAAAAATCAGTTTTGTACAAAAGAAAGCAATATTGATATTTTAAAAATTCCAGGGAAATTTGGAAAATATAAATGGCCAAGATTAAATGAAACTGCAAAATTTTATGGAATAGAACTTGACGAAGAAAAATGGCATGGATCAGAGTACGATACGGAAATATGTAAAGATATATTTGTGACTATGTTTGAAAAAGAAGAAACAACTGAGATTGTAAGAAAATTTTTAGAAGGTGAGAAAAATGGCTAGAGAGGTTTTAAATGTTTTTTTAATTAATTATTCAATGATTATAACGTTCCAGATATTATCAAAAATTTGGGAAAATAACAAATTGAAAGAAGAAAATAATTTATTGAAAGATAATATCAGGATAAAAGAAAAAAGAAAAGAATTCACTTTTAATTCTCAAATAGAAAGTGATTCTGGTGTTGAACAAATAAAAAGTGAAATAGAAAAATATTTTAAAAATGCAGGAACTAATAAAAATTTTATTTAATTCTTAAAATGGTTTTTTAACATCGTCATTTAAGGGAAAGAATGTATTTATTGTTTCTATATTTATTAATAATTCTGCAAGATTGTACGTTTCTCCAAAATTATTACGAACTCGTACATCTTTTAATAAAATAGCCTCAAAATTATCAATCTGTGTTTTTATTTTTTCTTTAACTTCAAAATAATTATGCAAGTAGAATTCTATAGGCCTTTTTATTAAATCTTTCATATTTTGTTCTCTAATTATTTGATGTGGTTTTCCAATAACTTCACAGTTATTGAGTATAAAAAGAATTTCTGAAATATTATTAGAAAGATTTTCATTTTTAATATTTATAATATGTAAAAAATCGTTTATGTTTAACTTCATTATTCCTCCTTTTAGTCCCTGCAATAACTATTAGTAGTTTAATTGTGCCACCTACTCCTAAAATAAAAAGACTGCCAAGAATTTATATTTTTACTTTAGGTGGTACTATCAAACTACTAATCAGGGATGTATTCTATGAGGTCGGAAATCTGACAGTTGAAGTATTTGCATAAGGTGATTATTACATTTAGTCCTAATGTTTCTAAATTTTCTGACCGATACAATTTATTGAGAGTATTTCTACTCAATGAAGTATCAGTTATTAGTTTTTGTATAGAGTTAATTTGATGGTCTGCCATTAAATATCTTAACTTCGACTTTAACATTTTAATACCTCCAATATAATTTTTTATTATTATATCACTGTTATTTAAAAATGAAAAGTATATTTTTAACTTTAAGAGGTTAAAAAATCACTTGACAATTTCACTTTTAAATGATATAAAAAATCATTAAAAGGTTAAAAAAAATCATTTTGTTAAAAGAAAATAACTTGGCAGTTATAGAAAAATTTAGGAGGAAATATTATGGAAAAAAATGTAAAAGTAAGAAATGAAATGACTTTGGACAGTAGAGAAGTAGCAAAAATGTTAAAAAAAGAGCATAAGAATTTATTGAGAGATATAACAAGGTATAGTAATTATTTTACTGAGCTCAAAATTGAGCCGAATAATTTTTTTCAGGAAGATCAATATATTGACAAAATGGGAAGAAAATTGAAATGTTACAAAATAACAAGAAAAGGCTGTGAGTTTTTAGCACACAAACTTACAGGAAGAAAAGGGAGCATATTTACAGCATTATATATTAACAGATTCCATGAGATGGAAAAAGAAATAAATAATAATAAAAATTATGGAAGTACAGTTTTAATTCCAGCAGATAAAATTAAATTCTGGGATATGTTAAAAAGAATGGATGATTCAATTTCAGAAAATGTTGCAAATCTTATGATTGAGTATGAAAAACTGGAAGGAATTTTGAAAAACATTGGAGAAATCAAACAATCATTGGGTGGAATAGGAGGAACTCATAGATTTATATTGAAAAAATTTGAAGGAGAATAAAAAAGCACTCCTGAGAGTGCTGTTTAAAAAAATGAGATATACAACATATTGTGTTTATTATAGCATAGAAACCATAGAAAAACAATATGGGGAGGAGAAAAAATGAAATATACAATTAATGGCTATAGCCAGGAAGCATTAATAAAAAATGATTTAGATTTAATGGACAGTCTTATATTGAGAACACTGTCGGATATGTATTCAAGTAATTCAAAAAAAATAGATTACAAAATACTGGAATATGAAACTGAAGGGAATAAAACAGATAAGGATAAGTTCATGTGGATCAAATACGGTTATCTGTTTGAACAAGTCCCGATTGTAGGAAGTGAAAGAACGATAATAAGAAGAATAGATAAGCTGATAGAAAAGAAATTTCTAAAAAAGCAGGTTTTAAACTGTAGAAATGGAATTAAAGGAACATTCTTGTATGTTACCTTCGATGAAAATTATTCTGATTTAACAGAATATGATGACAATCTTTCATCAGAGGGTATGACAAAATGTCAAGGGGGGTATGACAAAATGTCATCAGGGGGTATGACAAATTGGCAAGACAAAGATTCTTCTATAATAGATTCATCTATAACATGTAGTAGTAATAAAGAAAATAATATATTAACTAATGCAAATTCTTTAAAGGAAAAAGTAAAAAAAGAACTACAACCACTTTTTCCTGATCAGAATCTTGAAATGGTAATATATCCAAACTTAAAGAATATAATAAATCTTGTGAATATTCATGGGGATAATCTTTTTTGGAAAACTTTAGAAAAAATGAAAAAAAGCAAATTTCTTATTGAAGATTTTAAAAATAAACGAAATCCTGGTGCATTTTGTTTATGGTTATTCAAGGAAAATAACTTTTTAAATATTTACAATGGTACGTATGACGATAACTTAATGGAAACAAGAAGACTAAAAACAGATGAGGAAATAGCAGAGGAGTATGATTTTGATGAGTACGACAAAAGATAATGCTACTTTGGAATATCAGATTATTGGAAGACTTCTGACTTTTCCTGGGGAAATGCAGGAAGCCTTGGATATTGGACTGAAGAAAGAACATTTTTCTGATAGGGATATAGGAAAACTTTATGAGAAAATGGCAGATAAATTTCTCGAAAAAGGAAGTTTTGATATAGCGGAATTGAACTGGGAAATAGAAGAACTGCTTGATATGATTGATAATCAGGAAATAGTTGTAATAAGTACAGCTATTCAGAAGCTTATCAATATTTCAAAAGAAGATTTTTTTTCCAGGGAAACTGAGAAAATTCTAATGAGTTCAAAAAGCTTTGATGAAAAGATTGAAAAAATTCTCAAAGCGATTGAAAAGGTAGAAAATGTTGAAGATTCTAAAAATAGGGAATATGAGATAAAAGATCTGATAAATGAATGGTATCAAGAGCTTGGGAAAGAAGAAAATATTATTGAATTTCCCTATTCTGGAATAAATGAATTTTTCAATCTTGAAAAGGGAAGTCTTGTGACTGTAGGAGCGAGACCGGCAATGGGAAAAAGTTCGTTTGGGCTTAATGTTGTATACAGGGCTGCAAAGGAAGGTGCAGCACTGTATATAAATCTTGAAATGAGCAAAAAACAAATAATAAATCGGTTAGCTGCAATAAATTCAGGAGTTGAATACAGAAAAATTGAAAGAAAGACTGGAAATGATGAGGAAATAACAAGAATAAACATGGCCATGAGTTACCTGAATGATCTGAATCTGACAATACTGGATGTTGAAAACAATGATTTCAAGAGAATTATTCATCAGATACGCAGACTTCATCAGAGGAAGAAATTTGATGTAATTGTAATAGATTATCTGACTCTTATGCGGGATTATGAATATCAGAATAAAAATCTTGAAGTTGAGTATATGTCCAACCGGTTGAAACTGCTGGCAAAAGAACTTGATACTTGTATTATAATTCTTGCACAGCTTAACAGAGCAGTTGAAGCAAGAACAGATAAAAGACCAATGCTCTCTGACTTGAGAGATTCAGGAGGAATTGAACAGGCGAGTAATGTTGTAGCTTTTCTGCACAGGGAAGACTATTATGACAAGGAAAAGAAAAATATTGTCAATTCTGAGGTTGAGTTCATAATCAGAAAAAACAGGAGCGGAGAACTTGGGACAATACATTTGGGATTTCATTTGCCAACTCAGAGAATGGCAGAAAAAAGGAGAGAATAAATCATGAAGACTAAATATCAGATAATATCAGAACTTGAAAACAGGATAATTGAGATTGATAGAGAAATAGATAAACTAATTCAGGAAAAAATGGATAGCAAAGAGAAAATAGAGCAGTTGAGCAGTTATGTGAAAAATCAAAAAAGGAGCTGATAAAATTGGAGAAAAATAATATTAATGATTATCAAAGTGAACTGAAAAAGGTGTTATTGACTTATGATATGGATAAAATAAAAGCATTTATGCATAAATATAATAAAAATGTACAAAAAAATGATTTAGCTTTTTGGGCAGGAATACACAAAGGAATTGTAAATTTGTCAAACTGTACAGATGAAGAAAAAGAATTTTCAAGAAAATGGTTAAAAGAACATGGGTTCAAGGAAGATATATTTTAGGAGGATGAATGAAAATAAATAATTTAACAGCAGAAGATGTAAAGTTTCTGAAAGAACTGAAACATGAACTGAATACACAAGATAACAGAATAACTGCAAATCCAAGATTTTATCAGATACAGCATGATAGATTTGTTGCATCATGTGATGGATATGGGAACTATTTTGCAGCTGTTATAGATGGAGAAGATTTTGGGGTATACACAAATGATCAGGAAGGAGTAGAAGAATTAAAAAATGACCTGATTTTAAATTATGATGAAGAATCTTCAAAAGAAATAGAGGAAATCACTTCATTGACTGTAGAAAATCTGAATAACGAAACATTAGATTTAAAATGTTACCCAGGAGACTACGAACATGTATATTTAAATGCCTTTTTAACTGAGAGGGCCTGTAAAGAACACATAGAAACAAACAGACATCATTACCAAAATCCAGTTGATTATCTGAGCTATGGTTTTAGAAATCCTGAACTGGAGAAAGTATTGGAGATATTATCAAAAATTGAAATTATGGAGGAAAAAGAATGAGCTTAGAATTTTTAGAAAGTGTTGAATGCAAGGGGAAAGTGATAAGGGGCAAAATACACAACTATGAAGTATATTTACTAGCTAAAGATGTGACAGATTTGTTTGGATATAAAAATGGTAAAAATACAGTCAATAAAAAAGTCAGCAAAGAAAATATACTAAAATTTCCGTTGGATGGAGTAAATGGAAATCAGTATAATCTCATAAATATCAAGGGAGTAAATGAATTATTAAACAGTGAGATAAAACTGGTTGATAGAAAGCAAAAAAAAGAAATTATTGAAGTTCTTGAAGGAGTGATTGACTTTCTGCAAAGAAAAAATGATTTTCTGATGGCTGAAAGAAATTTTGTATGGTTTGAAAAGGCAAAAGAAATGGAGAAATATAAAGAAAAGAAAAAACCATTTTGGAAAAAGCTTTTAGGAATATAAGGGGGCCTTACTTATGTCTGTAAAAATGATGAGTAGAGATAATCAGGAGCTTATATATTGGTTCATTGATTGTTTTGCATATCATTTAGCAAATAAAGATATAAATAATTTATCCAGTAAGGAGAAACCAAGAATTTCAGATTATTTCAGATTTCAAGCAAAGGAAAAATTAAAAAAGCTGTATATAAGATCAAGCGGAAAGAGCTTAGAAAATTATGAACCTTTCAGAAATCTGAATGAAAAATTGGAAAAAAAGATAATTGAGGTTCTTGAAAAGAAATACACAAATGAGAATAAAGCAAAAATAATCCTGGACTCATTAATGAAGTTTGTGATTGAAGAAATGCAGCTTCTGTTAATCAAACTAGAAGGGACTTTCAGTCTTGCTTTAAAGCTGGTAACAAATCAGGAAGCTGTAGAGTTTACTAATTTCTTGTTTGATTACTTCATGGATAAAGAAATTCCAATGTGGAATCAAATTCATGAACTTTATAAAAAACAGAATAACCGGAAATGGGTCTATTGGATGTTAAAAAGAAAGATATGTGTAATAACTGGAAAGCCAAATGCCCAGTTGGCACATATTTCAAAATCTGCGGGAGCCTTAGGGGGATACCGTTTTGATGAAGGAATTGGAAACTCTTATCTTCCACTTTCTCCGGAATGGCATTTGGGAGTGGATCATGGTGTAGGTGGTGGAAGAAAAAAATTAATGTCAAAGCTTAGAGAAATCTATGTTGAGCCATTCACAATAAAAACTGATGAAGAGGTAAATGAACTAAAAAAAGTTTATCCAGGGCATTTTAGGGCCTTTAAGGAAAAATAGAGTTCAGTCACGAAAAGTCGTTTTTCTTAGAAAAAAATATTCAGGAGGAAAATATGAACATAAAAGAAAAAATAGAAAAAACAATAGAAGAAATAAAAGAGGATTTTGAAATAATTTTAGAAAAACTAGAAGATAATGAATTTGAAAAGTTTGAAGTAGACGATTTAGAAAAATTATTGAAAAACTTCAAAAAAAACACTTGGATATATGTTTAACTTAAATTATTCTAAAAAGGCAAAAAAAATGGACTTTGACATATAGGAGGGAAGAAAATGAAGTATAGAATTTGGAATAAAAATAGTGGCTATTTTATAAAAGATTCAGACACAAACAAGCATTATTTATCTCAAAATGGAGATATTATAATAGTTGACGAAATGGGAGATATATATGAAACGGACAAAGAAAACTATATCATAAACAAGTATACAGGTCTAAAAGACAGCGAAGGATATGAAATATACGAAGATGATATAGTCTGGAACGAATATGACGAAGAATATCAAGTTGTAATATTCGATGAAGGAGAATATAAACTGATGGGCGAAAGTCATATGCAAAGTTTATATAATAATTTAGATTACATTAATATACGTGGAAACGTATACGAGAATTTGGAAATAATAGAAACATGGTATGAGGAGTGAATTATGATTGAGATATTACATGGAGATGCACTTGAAAAAATAAAATTGCTAAAAGATAAAAGCATAGACTGCATAGTGACATCTCCACCTTACTGGCAACTTAGAGATTACGGAGTTGATGGACAATTAGGTTTAGAAGATACAGTAGAAGAATATATTGAAAAACTTATAGAAATTTTTAATGAATGCTGGAGAGTATTAAAAGAAACAGGAACGGTATTCATAAATATGGGAGATACTTATTCAAATGTAAATTCTAAATTTATATCTGGAAGCAATAATAAAAATTATTATATTGATAAACAAACAGCAAAAACAAGAAAAAAAACAGATATAAGAAGAAAATCAAAAATGATGATTCCTGAAAGATTTGCAATAGCAATGATTGAAATGGGATGGATTTTGAGAAATGAAATCATTTGGCATAAGCCAAATGTGGTTCCTGAAGCTGTGCAAGATAGATTTACTAACGACTTTGAAAAAATATATTTTTTTACTAAAAACGAGAAATATTTTTTTGAAAAACAATATGAAGCATTTGCAGAAAAAACTTTAACAGCATTTAAAGACGGAATAATGCCTACTGGAAAAAAGAAAATGCTTGGAGCTGGAGAAAACAGAACAGGAATGCGTGAAGTAAATAAGCCTTGGAAAGTAGCATATAATGAAAAAGGAAGAAATATGAGAACGGTTTGGAAAATAGCAACAAAAGGAATTTCGGAAGCACATTTTGCAACTTCTCCAGAAAAACTTGTTAGAAGATGTATTCTTGCAGGATGTCCTGAAAGTGGGATTGTATTAGACCCGTTTTTAGGAAGTGGAACAACTTTAAAAGTAGCTAAACAATTAAATAGAAGTGGAATAGGGATAGAATTAAATCAGGAATATATACAAATTGCAAAAAAAAGAATTGGAAATGACTTATTTAATGAGGTACAGATAAAATGACATTTATAGATTTATTTAGCGGAATAGGAGGCTTCAGGTTAGGGATGGAACAGGCAGGCCATATCTGTTTAGGGCATGTAGAAATAGATAAATTTGCCAACAAAAGCTATGAAGCGATATTTGGAAAGGAAGATTTAATTGGAAGTGATATTACAGAAATTACCAATGATGAGTGGAGAAAGTACAGAGGAAAAGTCGATTGCATCTGTGGAGGCTTTCCTTGCCAAGCTTTCAGTATTGCAGGGAACAGAGGAGGATTTCAAGATACTAGAGGAACTTTATTTTTTGAAATACTCAGAGCAGCTAAAGAAATACAGCCCAGTTATTTGTTTCTTGAAAATGTCAGAGGCCTTTTATCCCATGATAAAGGAAAAACGTTTCAGACAATGCTCGTTGCAATGGATGAACTCGGGTATGATGCAGAATGGAAAGTGCTTAACTCTAAAAACTTTGGAGTACCACAGCACAGAGAAAGAGTATACATTATCGGACATCTTAGAGGAAGGAATACCAGAAAAATATTTTTTATCGAAGACAGTAACGGAAAGACTTCTGACATACAAGGACAGAAAATTACAGCAAATACACTCGCAGCAAGATATCCAAACAGTCAAGGGATTGGAAGTTGGATTGTTGAAAATAAACAGCAGAAAAAAGGAAAAATAATTCAGATAGGCAATATATCAGATTCTAAAAGTTTTGGAGGTAATCCGCAGACAGGAAGGGTGTATTCAGCTAACGGACTTAGTCCCTGTTTAAATACGATGCAGGGTGGGAGCAGGGAACCTAAAATTTTGCAGAGAGCACATGGATTTAATAAAGGCCGAGAATTTGATATTAGCCCAACGATTTCTAAGAGTTCATGGGAATATAATAATTTTCTGAAACATAATTTAAAAATAAGAAAATTGACACCGAGAGAATGTTGGAGATTACAATCATTTCCAGATTGGGCCTTTGATAGGGCAAGCAAAGTAAATTCAGACAGTCAATTGTATAAACAGGCAGGAAATTCAGTGACAGTAAATGTTATAAAGTTTATAGCTGAAAGAATGAGAATAGAGGGAGAACAAAATGGCAAGAAAGTTGAAAAGAAAAACTTTTGATAAAAAGGATGTAAAGAAAGAAATACAAGTTAATACTGATGTCCATTTATTTCTTTTTTCCGTTTACAGAGCATCAGGGCATTTGATTAAAAAATTTAAGCTTTTTAATCAGCTAGGTCTTAATGAACACAGCCTTTTTCCTAATTCAGATTTAGATATCAGTAAAGTGAAAATTAAAAGTATGGAAAATTATCCTATGCTTTCAAATTTTGAAGGACTAAAAAGCTTAATAGAGCAAATTACAAGAGCATCTTTTCTTTTTCACAGTGATGAAATGAAAGCAAAATATAACTTTGACAAAAAAATATACAGAGAAAAAATTTTAGGTAGGTTATACGATGCAAAAAGAGAAATTAAAAATATTAAATATATAGAAAAATGGAAAGAAGATTTACCTTGTGCAGATAAGGAAGTAGCAGATGCGCTTGAAACTTTGAAGGATGTTGTTGTTAACTTTAAAGTAGTTGAGGAATTTGCTAACATGGATTTAGATGTTGATGTTAAGCTGAAAAAGTATATCAGAACATTAATGACAAAATTTAATAAATATTTTCTAACATATGTAACAGAAATAATTGAAAGCGGAAGTTAAAAAAAGGAGGAACGAAAAAGAATGAGAATAATACTGATAAATTTACTGAAGAAAAAGATAGACATTTGTACTAAGTCAAAAAAGAAATATGAACTAAGAGACCCAAGCTATCATATATTAACCTGAGATTGGCAGATTTGTAATAGCATGCCTGAGAGCGAGAAGATGTGCAGTATGTGGAAAAGTTCATGATTTTTACAATGGAGATATAGTTGATTTAGAACATTGGAATACAATCTCAAGTAGTGCCGGGACTTATGAAAATGATGATGGATTAAAAAACCCATTTATAACATTGTGCCGTGAACATCATATGATAAAACATGCGATAGGAAAAGAGGAATTTCAAGAGAAATACATTGTAGGTGGTGTGTGGTTGAATGAACAACTTGTTTATGAGTTGCCGAATATTTATCCAAATCACTTTGCATTGTTCCGAAAGAAATTAAAAAATGGAGAATACGATGACGTAATAGTAAAGGAGAAAATAAAATGATATTAAAAATAATTGTGACAATAATAATTTTAAGTACAGTTTTTAATCAAGTGAGTAAAGCCGAAGAAAAAAAATATTTTAAGGGTGCTTTCTTTGATTTGTTTATAATGTGTATATATTTAACAACAGTAATAGGAATTTATTTATTTTTAAAGTAATATAGGAGGAATAGGAATGAAATTTTTAAAAATATATTTGTTAGGATTTGCAATAGTTTTTGTGTTTTTAACAATAGTCGCAATAATAGGAAAAATAAATGCATATAGAAGAACTAAGAGATGGAACAGTCATAAATTTAACTGGAAAAGCATTATATATTTTTCACTATATAGTTTCGGATTCTTTGCTATATGGTTACATGACACTATTGGAGATAATTTTTATATATAAAAAATAACAGGACAATGGCAGTTGAATATTTTTGGTCTTAGGGTATAATATAATATGATATTATGCTTAGGAGGAGTAAAAATGAGTGTGCTTAATAAGATGAATCGGGGAATGTTAAAAATCAAGTTAAATGAAAAAATAGAGAATATGTATAAGTTATATTATGGCTCAGAAGAATCAAGTAAAATGAATTATCCTGATTTTTATAAAAAAGAAGAATTGACGAAAATAGGAATATCAGATGAAAACATTACCAAATTTCAACGTATATGTGATGATATATTTTTAATCGTTATTAATTTAGAGATTTATCACTACGAAAAAATTTCAGAAAATGAAAATTGGGTTACATCTAAAAATACGTATTTTTTAAAAGAAGATTTAGAAAACATAGAAACATATAATGAGTTTCAAGAAAAATACAATTTGATTATAAAAAAAATTCAAGATTTTAAATTAATCTATGAAATATCAGTAATCTTAGGATTGGAATTAAAAATGTTGCTTGAGGAGTTGGAGATAACGCTATCCGATTTACTGAAATTAGAAAGAAAATTTTTAATAAACGAAACAAGAGGATTACAAAAAAAATATCAGGAAGTAGCTGATAAAATAGAAAAAACAAGTGAAAAAAATAAAAGACTGACTAAAGAAATAGAAAAAACACGAAAAAAAAATGAAAAACATCAAAAAGAATATGATAAAAGAATATTAGAGTTAATGGGAATATTTTTATCTATATTTTCAGTAATTGGTCTAGGAGTAACAGGAATATTGAATATTCAAGATAACTTGCCAACAAATATTCTGTTAATAATGGGAAGTATTTTAATTGTTGTGACTCTATTATTTGCATTAATAAAATATGATTCTAAAAATAAATATAAGTTTTGGATTCTAATAATATTTGGGATAAATTTGATATTAACAGGAATATTTTTCTATAATCCTGTTGATAAAAATTGGGAAGAAGCAAAAATAAAAATAGAAAATCTTGAAAAGAAATTAGATTATGAAAAAAGAATAAATGAGTTAGAAAAAAAGACCAAATAAAACTGGTCTTTTTATTTTAGAAAGGAAGTAAAATGAACGAAAAAGACATAGACAGAATAGCGGATAAGATATTGGAAAAAATGAGGAATGATAAAGAGATAAAGATAGAGAAACAATTAACACCATTTCAGAAGACAGAAAAATTACTGTCAGAACTATCACTACTGAAAGGAGCCATTGATTCCAAAAATATGCTCATTGAAGATTTAAAAAAAGAAGGCATATCAATTCAGAAAAGAGAAACTGGAGTTAATGTGCAATCCAGTAAAGTATATTTGTCTGAGCTAGAAAAAGTTGAAAATAGGATAGAAAAACTACAGGAGGAAATAGTAAGAATAGAAAATGTTGTCAATATGGTTGAAAGAGCCTTAGAAACAATTAAAGGGAATAAATATTATGACATAATACAGATGAAGTATTTTGAAGGACTGACGTTTGAGTATATAGCAGAAAAGTTGAATATAAGTGTTATAACTGCGAAGAGATATAAAAATTATATGATTAGACAGTTGCAACTTATTATTTTTTCAGACGATGTTATAAAAAATATATTAAATTAAAAAATGATACTTTTCTGATATTGTGTAAAATTTCTTATATGTTATAATATGTTAGATTGGAATTTTAGGTTCAAGACAAGCATGCAACTTTTCTGACGTTTTAAGTCTATAATAAATTAAATTGAGACAGTATTAAGCTGTCTTTTTTTTATTTATTAGTTTCTTACTTTAATTCTAAATTAATTTTAAAAAGGTACTTTGGGGGAATTTTTGAAGCCCGAGGGTCTGGCGAAAGCCCGGAAAATACAAATTTTTTATAAAATTTCATAACCATGTCGTGTCGGAATAGGGGGTGTAAAGATGATTAATAAGCTGGATTTTGATGAAACGATAAAAATCAGAGAACTGGCAGAAATATTAGGAATAAGTGAAAGACAGATTCAAAGATTGGTTAAAGAAAATGTAATTCATAAAAACGACAAAGGGAAATATTTATTTTATAAATCAGTCAGAAGCTATATTAATTATTTACGTGAACTTGAAAGCACTCCTCAACAACTTCAGGAAGAGAAATTGAAAAATGAAATTGATTATCTAAAGACACGTGACAGGAAAGAAAATATAAAAATAAAAATATTAGAAGCAGATTTACATGAAGCAAATGATGTAAAAAGAGTTATGAATAATATAATTGCAGGATTTAAAGGTCAATTGCAAACAATACCTTATAAATTAGCTCCACTTATTATAGGAGTTGAAAATTTAGGAGAATTGCAAGAAATAATTTCGGATAATATCAATAGTATTCTGAAAGAATTATCAGAATATGACAGAAATAAATTTATAAAAAATAAGGAATATATAATCGAAGATGACGAAGAAGAGGAATAAAGAGAAAGAAAAAATTGGAATCAAACAAAAAACAATAGATTTATTTTCCGAAATTTTAAAAGAACTTGCACCACCGCCAAAATTAACAATAGATCAATGGGCTGATAAATATAGAATATTAAGTTCCAAATCAAGTGCTGAACCTGGGCGTTGGAGCACTGACAGAGCTCCATATCAAAGAGATATCATGAAAGCAATATCAGATAGCAAGACTGAAATAATTGTTTTAAAAATGGGAGCACAAGTAGGAAAAACAGAGATTTCATTAAACACATTAGGATATTTTATTGATTATTTGCCTAGTTCTATAATGTACTTAATGCCAACGAAAGAATTTGCACAGGAATTTGCATCTACTAGATTTATGGAAATGGTAAGAAGTACTCCAAGGTTAAAAAATAAGATAATTGATGAAGAAACAGGAAGAGATACAAAAAAAATCAAAGAATTTTCAGGAGGATATGTTGTTTTTACTGGTTCTGGAAGTGCTAGTGAATTAGCTAGTAGACCAATAAGAGTAATTTTAGCTGATGAAGTAGATAGATTTGAAAAATCGGTTGGAAGTGAAGGAGATGCAGTCGAATTAGCAATAAAAAGAACACAGACTTTTAAAGGTAGTAGAAAAATTGTATTAGTCTCAACTCCGACTGTAAAAGGTGATAGTAAAATAGATTCAATGTTTCAAATAGGTACGCAAGAAAGTTTTTATGTGCCTTGTCCTTGTTGTGGAAGTTATCAGAAATTTATTTGGAAAAATTTTGATTTTGAAACTTGTGGGATTAAATGTGAAGACTGCGGAGAAATATCAGATGAAATTAGTTGGAAAAAAAATAGAATACACGGAGAATGGTTAGCAGAAAATCCTGACGTGAAAGACGAAGATGGAAATATTAATTTAAAAATACGTTCGTTTCATTTAAATGAATTTTATAGCTCCTGGAGTGATTGGAAAGACATTAAGGAAAATTTTTTAAGGTCAAAAGGTAATATTGAAATGATGAAGGTATTTACTAATACCGTATTAGCTGAAACTTTTGAAGAAAAAGAAGATACTCTTGATTGGCAAAAAATACTAAGCAGATGTGAATATTATAATTGTGAAATACCTGAAAATGTTAATGTCCTTACTTGTGGAGTGGATGTTCAGGATAATCGTCTTGAATACGAAATTGTTGGATGGGCAAAAGATGAAGAGTGTTATGGTATCAAATATGGAACTATATATGGAAATCCAGGAGAAGTTTTTGTTTGGGAGGAATTAGATGATATTTTAGACAAAGAATATTCGTATCAAAATGGGGAAAAAATAAAAATACTATGTACTTGTATAGATTCGGGAGGGCATTTTACTTCTGAGGTGTATGCTTTTGTAAAAACAAGAGAACATAGAAGAATATTCGCTATAAAAGGTATGGCCGGAACTCGTGAGCTGGTATCAAAACCAAGTCGAAATAATAAAGGAAATATAGCGTTGTTTCCAATCGGTGTAGATAGTGGAAAAGATACTATATTTTCTAGATTACAAATTGAAGTTGTAGGAAAATATTATTGTCATTATCCTATCGAGGAAGAAAAAGGATATAACGAAGTTTATTTTAAAGGATTAACGAGTGAAAAAAGAGTAAATGTTGTTAAAAGAGGTGTTAGAAAATCTGAATATAAATTGATAAGTGGCCGAAGAAATGAACCATTGGACTTAAGAAACTATAATTTGGCTGCACTTAGAATAGCTAATCCAGATCTTGAAAAAAGATATTCAATGGGTAATGTTAAAACAAAAATGGTTATAAAAAAAAGAAAAATATTATCGAAAGGAATTTGACAGATGGGAAAATCAGTTCATAGCAGAGAATATATATTAGAAATGTTAAGTGAATATATAAAAGCCGAACGTGCAGTACTGACTGGGAAAAGCTATAAGATTGGAACACGTGAGCTTACAAGAATGAGTATTGATGAAATAAGAAAAGGGAGGGCTTACTGGGAAAGCGAACTTCAAAACTTAGATAGCAGAGGAAGTAGAAGAGTTAGAAGAGGAGTTCCAAGAAATTTATGATAAGGAAGGAGGATATTTATGAATTTTATTGACAAAATGATAATGGCCATAGATCCTCAAAAAGGTCTTAAGAGATATGAAGCAAGAAAAAAGCTTGAAATTCTTAATACCGGATATTCCAATCACGGGGCCTCTACAACTAAAAAATCAATGGTTGGCTGGCAAAGTACAGGTGGTGGAGTAAAAAAGGACATATATAAAAACCGAAAAAAACTGGTTGAACGGTCACGGGATTTATATATGGGAGTATCTGTAGCTACTGGGGCATTAAAAACTATCAATACTAATGTAATTGGTAGCGGATTAAAACTAAAAAGTGACATTGATTCAGAAATAATTGGAATTAGTGAAGAAGAAGCTGAAAAAATAGAAACTCTGATTGAAAAGGAATTCAAATTATGGTCAAAAGATAAAATTGACAATTTAGGAACTATGAATTTTTATCAGTTACAGGATCTGGTATTTTTAACTGTACTTATGAACGGAGAATGCTTTATTAAATTGAATTATTTTGAAACTCCGAAAAATCCATATAGTTTAAAACTTGAAATACTGGAACCGGATAGAATTTATACTCCAAATAACATGCTTTCTGATAAAAGTGTAGTAGAAGGAGTAAAAATAGATAAGAACGGAAGGATAGAAGGATATTATATTTCCTCTGAACATCCTTTAGATGCAACTGGTGGAGTTACAGAAAAACTGATAAATGTATACGGAAGTCAGAATCAGAGAAATATAATCCATCTACTTTTTACTGAAAGGCCTGAGCAGGTCAGAGGTATTCCAATACTTGCTCCAGTTATTGAAGATTTAAGGCAGTTAGGAAACTATACTGAAGCCGAACTTATGGCGGCTGTAATAAGCGGAATGTATGCAATTTTTATTGAAAGTGATGCAGATAATTCAACTGCAGCAGATGTTGGAGAGCTTGAAGCAGTGGACAATGATTTATTAGTTGATTCAAATGATGAAACAACTATTGAACTTGCTCCAGGAATGATTGCTTCACTTAATCCAGGAGAAAAAGCAAAGGAAACAAATCCAGGACGACCAAATTCAAATTTTGACCCATTTGTTACAAGTATATTACGGCAAGTGGGAAGTGCTTTAGAAGTACCTTATGAACTTTTAATAAAGCATTTTACAGCAAGTTATTCAGCAAGCCGTGCAGCACTACTTGAAGCATGGAAAATGTTTAGAAAAAGAAGGGAATGGTTTACAGAAAATTTTATTCAGCCTGTATATGAAGAATGGCTTAACGAAGCTTATTTGCTTGGAAGGGTGGAACTAAAAAATTATGGTTCAGATTTTTTAATAGATAAAGCCTGGTCAGGTTCACAATGGAACGGACCGAGTCAGGGACAGATAGATCCGCTTAAGGAAGCTAATGCAGCAGTTATAAGAATTAATAATGGATTATCTACAAGAACAAGAGAAACTGCAGAACTTAACGGAGGAGATTTTGAACAGAATGCAAGACTTCTTGCAAAAGAAAATAAATCATTAATGGAGAAAGGAGTGATAACAAATGGCAAATCAATCGGAGTTAAAGATAATGAATCTGAAGACTGATGGTAGTGGGAAAAATGCAGAATTAACTTTATATGGAGATATAGGAGACAGTTTCTGGGAAGACATTTCTGCAAAAAGACTTGTTCAGGAACTTGAAACTTTGGACGTTGAAAACATAACTTTGAATATAAGTTCAAATGGTGGAGGAGCAACTGCCGCAATAGCTATAGCAAATGCACTAAAAAGACATAAGGCGAGAGTTATAGCTAATATTGATGGTATTGCAGCAAGTGCTGCTACTATAATAACTAGTGCATGTGATATTGTAAGAATGCCTAAAAATGCACTATTTATGATTCATAATCCGTGGACAATAGCCATGGGAGAAGAAAAAGATTTTGAAAAAATGGCAGAAACATTATCTAAAGTTAAAAATAGCATAATTGAAACATATATTGATAAAACAGGAATGAACAAAGAAAAATTATCTGAACTGATGGATAAAGAAAGCTGGTTTAATGCTAATGAAGCTAAAGAATATGGTTTTGTTGATGAAATAACCGACAATACTGATATGGAAATTATCGAAAATAAAATCTTATCACATGGAATGGTATTTAATATGACCAAGTTTAAAAATTTTAAAATAAGTAATAACAGTAATGTAAATAATAAAAAAGAGGAGGATAAAATGACATTAGCGGAACTGAAAAGTAAGTTTCCAGAATTTTATGACCAAGTTTTTAATGAAGGAAAGGAAGCTGGAATAAACAAAGAAAATGAAAGAATGAAGGCGATTGATGAAATGAAAATTTCCAATTACCCCGAACTTGTTGAAAGTGCCAAATACACTGAAAAAATAGAAGCAAGTGAACTGGCTATGAAAGTACTTAAAAAACAAAATGAGGAAAAGGCAGAGAAACTAGAAGGTCTTAAGAATGAAAGTCAGAGTAATTTTATACCACCTATAGCTAACAATGGGACAGAAGAAAAATCTGAAACAAAAAAGTTCATGGGTGTAGATATTGCAAATATTTTATCAAAAATGAATAAAAAAACAGAGGAGGGAAAATAATGGATTTTGTGACAAAAGGAAATGAATATGGATATGATCAGATTTTAAGTGGAACAGGACATAAATATATGGAATTAGTAGTACCTCAGGGAAAGAAAGTTAAAAGAGGAGATGCCGTAAATGACCAAGCACAACTATCGGACGGAACTGACTTATTTGGAATAGTGATGGAAACTGCAGATGGAACTGCAACTAAAACTAAAACAACAGTAGCTGTTTCAGGAGAAGTTATATATGAAGGTTTAGCAGTTAAAAGTGCAACAGTAAAGGCAGATTTTATAAAAAAAGCAAGAGATAAAGGAATAATAGTTAAAGAATTAGGAGGTAGAGAATAGTATGTCAGCAGTAATAGAATTTATAGGGTTATATGACCAGAATGTAGTAAAACCTAAATCATTTATTAAGGACAATTATTTTAAGAAAAGAAAAACTTCAGAAAATCAGAAAATGGAAATTGAATTTAGAAAAGGAAGACAGCTTATAGCACCTTTTGTATCTGAATTTATTCTAGGAACAGAAATGATAAAGAATACATATGAGAGTAAGTACTTTCAAGCTCCGAAGGTAGCTCCAAAAAGAACTTTTTCAGCATTTGAACTGTATTTTAACAAGACAGCTGGAGAAACAATATATGGAGGAAAAAGTCCGGAGGAAAGAAAAGCAGATTTGCTTGCTGAATCATTTGCAGAATTTGAAGAACAGATAACAAGACGTGAAGAAAAAATGTGTACAGATGCATTATTTAATGGAAAAGTAGTTGTAAAAGGTGAAGGGATTGAAGGAGAAATTGCGTTTGGAACAGTTGAAAATATTATTCCTGCCACATTATGGACACAAGCAAATGCAGACATAATAGGAGATATACAAGGGGCTATAACAAAAATAGGAGAAAATACAGGATTAAGACCTGAAATGATTTTAATGGATCCTGTTGCTGCAAAATTATTTGTAGAAAATGAAAAAATACAGAAATTACTTGATATAAGAAATTACCATATGGGAGATGTTAATCCACATGAAATAGCTGGTGGAGCTATTTATATAGGAACTCTTGCACCATTTGGACTTCCAATTTATTCTTATCAGTCTAAATATTCTGTATTAAAAGCAGATGGTAAAACTTATGAAAGTAAGGACTTAATACCTGAAGGAACAGTTTTATTAGCTCCAAGCAACAATACAATAATATATGGACCTGCTGCAGATGTGGAACAAGGAATAATTGTTGCAGAACGTGCTGTATTTACGGATAAAGATTCTAAATCAAATACTGTAGAAATCAGAACTGAATCAAGACCGTTGCCAGTTGTTTATGATATTGAAGCTATAAAGATATTGAAAGTGAAGTAGGTGAATAGATATGACATATAAAGTATTAAAACCACTGGTTTACGGCGGAATAGCATATTCTGAGGGACAGGAAGTAGATATTATAGAAAAATCTGTTGCTGAAAACTGTCTTGAAAGAGAGCTTATAGCTGAAATAACTGACACAGAAGTAGTAGAAACAGAAGTGACAGGAGGAACAGACAGTACAGAAATAACTGAAGATAATGAAGATGCTACTGGAGAAGTAGTGTCTTCTGAAGAAAATACAGAAACTGAAGAAACAGAAAATAATGAAGAAGAGGCAAAGCCTGAAAAAACTGGCAAAAGAAACAGAAATAATAAATAAATCAAAATAAATAAGAGAAAATAGAAATAGTAGGTGATGTTATGGGATTTAAAGAAGTAGTTGATGATGATATTCAAAATATATTTCTAAATGCTTCAGAATTTGGCACAGAACACACTTTAAATGGAAGAAAGGTAATATGTGTCGTTGACGAAGAAAAATTTCAAAATAAGCAGAAGAACGGACTCATAACACAGGAAGATGGAGTTTATCAGAACGGATTTACTTTATTTATTGGAAATCCGTATCTGAAACTGCAACCTCATACCGGTGAGACATTAAAACTGGACGGAGTTAAATATGAGGTTGTGGCAAGTAAACATGATATGGGAATGTATGAGATTGACTTAGTCAGAAACGAGGAAATTTAGATGTTAGAAGTAAAATTTGATGTGGATCAGCTGGGACAGATATTGGAATATTTTCCAGAATTAAAAAATAAACTTCCAAAAGCAACTGCTATGGTCATTAATCGGAGCTTAGCAATGACAAAAACTGAACAAGTTAGAAGAGCAAGGGCAATGTACACAATTAAATATGGAGATTTGTTAGCTGATTTAAAAATAGTGAAAGCTACTACATCAACACTATATGGAAGTATTGAAAGCAAAGGAAATGTTATTGGACTTGACCATTTTAAGTTAGCTCCAAAAACTAGAAATAAAAAAAGAGTAAAAGCGGGAGTAAAAGGAAGTAGAATGAAATCCTTGCCAAATGCTTTTATAGCCTATAATGATGGACGATTAGGTGCCTTTGTAAGAACTGGGAAATCAAGTTTACCTATAAAGAGGTTGAAAGGACCATCTGCTCCACAGATGTTAGGAGAAATGAGCATACTGGACTACTTGCAAGGATTTGCAGAAGAGAAGTTCAATATGAGATTTGAGCATGAAATGGGGCGATTGATTAAATGATACAGCATACAGAAAAACATTTATATGATTTCCTGAAAAAAATTATGGAAGAAGAAAACATGAAAAACAAAGGCTTTAAAGTTTATAGAGGATTTCTTCCTTCTAATGATTTTGAAGACAGGGAAAACGGAAAAAAAACAAATGACTACTTTCCTTTCGTAATTTTAAGAGCAGTTGAATTTTCTCAGGAAAGAGAAAATTTCAATGACTATAACAGTTTTGCTGATTTTGAAATCTGGATAGGAACTAAGGAGGAAAAGGAAAAGGATTATATAAATAATCTGGCTGTTGGAGACTATATCAGAGAAAAAATACTTGAAGAAAGTACTAAAGACGGAAGTTTTGCTGTTGATCAGACAAAAGAGTTTAAAGTGACCTTTCATAGTGACGCTTCAGAGCCGTATTTTTATTCAAGAATAACTTTTTCTGTTTATGCTGAACCGATAACCTCAAAAATAGAAATGTTTAGAAGAATAGTGAAATAAGGAGGAAAAAATGAACGAAGAAATTAAATATATTTATCTTGGAAGAAACATAGATTTGCTTGAATTTGGTTTTGTAAAAGGAAATGTATATTATGGAGAAAAAATAGAAGAATTAAAGAAAAAATATCCGTTGCTGGAGAAATTGTTGATAAATGTCGAAGAATTAGCAGGATATGAAAAAAATGAATTATTCCTTGAAAAAATATCACAGGAATTAAAAGAAGAAGTAAAAGAGAAGATAGGAGGGAGTGAATAATGGCTTATAAGCATGGAACATATCAGACAGAAGTTGCATCTGATATTAATTTACCTGTAATACTTGATTATGGGCATTTCATAGTTGGAACAGCACCTGTTCATAAGGTAAAGAAAGATAAAAGAAAAATAAATGAACTTGTGAGACTTGCTAATTACAGAGAAGCTATTGAATATTTTGGAGATACCTATGACTTAGATTTTAGTATTTCTCAGGCGATAAAAGTATTTTTTGAGTTATATGCTGTTGCACCACTTTATGTTGTAAACATATTTGACCCAGCAAAGCATAAAACATCAAAGAAAACTGAACAGGGACTGGAAGTAAAAGGTGGAAAAGTATTAGTCAAAAATCACAAGATAATGACTGATACTCTTGTAGTTAAAGAAAATACTACATCACAGCCTATAGCGGATGCTTTGACTATTTGGACGGAAGAGGGACTTGAAATATATGCTAAACCTTCTACTGGAACAAAAATAGATATTGAGTATGAAGAAGCAGATTTGTCAGCTGTTACTAAGACTGAAGCAATAGGCGGATATCATGCTGATAGTATGAAAAGGACAGGACTTGAACTGATTAATGATATATTCTTGAAATTTTCAGAACTTCCGGCATTTATAGATGTCCCTGATTTTTCGCATGAATCAGATGTTGCTGCAGTTATGGCTACTAAAGCAACTAATATCAACGGTGGAATGTTTGAATCTATGGCATTAATAAATGCACCGATTAACAAAAGATACGATGAAATTCCTGAATGGAAGGACAGTAAAAATATATTAGATAAAGATCAGCTGATTTTATACGGAATGATTGGACTAGCCAAGAAAAGATATTACCAGTCATTACATTATGCTGCTTTATCAATGTCTGTTGACAACGAAAATGATGGAATACCTTCACAGTCTCCATCGAATTATAAATATAAAATGGATTCTCTTTTATATAAAAATTCTCAAGGAAATTTTGAAGAAATAATACTGGACAGGGAAACGCAGGCTAACTTCTTGAATAAAAATGGAATAATAACTGCTATCAGTTTCAAAGGCTGGAGAAACTGGGGAACTGAAACAGCTAAAAATCCATTAGCCACTGATCCAAAGGACAAGTTTTCTTACTCAAGAAGACTGTTCAAATATATTGGTAATGAGCTTGTAATAAGCTATTTTGATAGAGTGGATAAGAAATTCTCATTGAAATTGGCAGAAACTGTCACAAAATCAATGAATATTAGATTGAATGCATTGGTTGCATCTAACAATTTTTTAGAAGCAAATGCTGAATTATCAGTTACAGATAATAATTTAATCAACATAATCAATGGCGATATTACTTGGATTATAAATCTCGGAATAATTCCTGGCTTGAAGTCTATGACATTCAAGAAAAAATATGATGTTAATGCCTTAACTGAATTTGCAGGCAAACTGAAAGAAATAGGAGGTTAGATAGATGCAGAAGAATAAAATACCTAATGGGTTAATTGATGCCGAAATATATATAAATGGCTCAAATAATATGGCTGGGACGGGAGAAGTGGAATTGCCGAACATTGAGTATGCCACAATCACTTCGGAACAGATGGGATTAGCCGCGGAAGTAGAAATGCCTTTAATCGGAAGATTTAAAAAGCTTGAAGCTAAAATTAAGATGGACACTGTCGATGATTCTTTAATAGGATTTAACAATGAAGAACCACTTCTCGTTGAATTTAAAGGGGCATATCAGTATACAAACAAAGTAACGCATGGAGTAGGTCTGGGCGACATAGATGCCACATTTAAGGGCATGATAAAAAAGATGGATGGAATCAAAGGAAAGCCTGGAACTAAAATGGAAACAAGTTTTGACATAGGTTGTACATATTATAAGCTTACGATAGGTGGAAAAACTATAATTGAGATAGATGTACTTAATAATATAAGTAACATAAACGGAGCTACTAACTCTAAATTGAGAAGATATCTAGGACTAATATAAAAACAGGAGGTAAAAAATGGCAGAAGTAATTAAATTAAATCGGGAATATACTCTTGATGGAAAAAAATATAAAGAAATTGAATTGGATTTTGAAAACTTGACAGGGAAAAAATTGTTAATCGCTGAAAGTGAATTTAAAAAAAGAAATAAAGGAGCAGCTGTAAAAGAACTTGAAGATGGATGGTTACTTACTGTAGCTGAGAAAGCCAGCGGAATAAAATACGGAAGTTTGCTTGAACTAAAAGGAAAAGATTATATAAAAGTAATAAATGCAGCAAGAAATTTTATAGTAGTCTCGGATTCAGAAGAGACTACTGCAGATACAGGGAACGTGGAAGAAACGAATCAGGAAGAGATTTTGGGAACAGAGTAAGTCAAAATATACAGTTGCAGGATATAGTGACTGATTTACTGGAAGTCTTGAATATGAAAAATGATTTTAAGAGCAGTCTGAATATAAGCTATGAAACATTAATGTCTTGTAGCTTATATGAACTGACTGGCTACTGGAGTATAAGGGCAGAGGAATTAGTTCAAGAAGCAGAAGTACGGTATGAAAATAGTAAGGAATAAAAAAAAACGGCTTATAACAAGTCGTCTGAATTTTCTTTTATTATTGAATAAATAAACGTACATAACATAGCCAATAGTGCCCACCCAATTGGACCTAGCAGAATCAAAATTCCTGCAAGAATAAGAAAAAATACAACAGAAAATGGAGCGAATATTAATACAGCTATACTTGCTACAATTATAAATAATATTTTTTCTTGAATTGTATATTTATCTTTATTTTTAATTATAGATTTTATTTTTTTCATAATAATCACCTTTCAGATAATTTATATTAATAATATACTACAAAATTTAAAGAAAATCAATAAGAAAGGGGGAGAAAAATGTCCAGAGCAGTTGAATTAAGTTTTATAATTGGAGCTACAACAACTGGAGCAATGGCTGGTTTTGCAAAAGTATCTAAAGCATTGAAGGAAGTAAAAGATAATACTGAAAATTTGGTAAGAGCTTCAACTAAATTAGAAAAAATGGATAAAGCATCTAAGAAAATGATTGAGTTAAACAAAGCTTACAGTGAAGCTTCTAAAAAATTAAAAATGTTACAGGAAGCTCAAAAGAAAGCTGGAACCAGTGGGAGTTTATTTAATGAACAGATAAAAAAGCAGGAACGGATTTTAAATGATTTAAATAGGCAGAAAGAAAGACAAAAGCATGTTTTTGAAGCAGCTAGAAGTTCTATAGAAAAAGAAGGATATGCTTTAAGAGGATATAAAGAGAGTTTAGAAAAAGTAAATAAAGAACTTAAAATAAATAACAAACTAAAAGAAATACAGGCAATACATGAAAAAAGAATGGCTTTTCTTGATAAAGCACAGCAATATGGAGATAAAGTATTAAGAAGAGGAGCTATAGCAGGAGCTGTAACATTAGCACCTTTAAAAATTTATATGGATGTTGAGGAATCACAGGCAGATTTGAGGAAAATGCTTGGAGATGAAGCACAGAAGTATTATGGAGCTTTGAGAGAAATTTCAGATAATTCTCCTTTAAGCCAGCCAGAAGTTTTTGAAATAGCTGGATCTTTAGCACAATCTGGAGTAGCAAGTGAAAATCTTGTTGAATTTACTAAAAAAGCTAACCAGCTTAAAGTTGCTTTTGATATTACTACACAGGAAGCAGGGCAATTTCTAGCTAAAACAAAAGAACAGCTTGGACTGACTAAAGAGGAAATGTTTTCATTTGCTGATACTATCAATTATATGTCTGATAATACTGCCTCTACTGCGTCACAATTAGTAGATTTTTCGCAGAGAGTAGGTTCAGTAGCAAGAACTGCTAATGTATCAAAAGAAGCAAATATTGCATTAGGAGCAACTCTTATTGCTACTGGAACAGAAGCAAATGTGGCTGCAACAGGAATAAAACAGTTATATTTGGAACTCGGAAAAGGAGCAGACACTAAGAAGAAAGCTAATGCTTTATCTTTTTTAGGAATAAATGGAGAAACTTTAGCACATGATATGGCAAGAGATGCAGAGGGAACTATTTTAAGTGTACTTGAAAAAATAAAGAGTTCCCATGCCGGAGATAAAATTGGGCTACTGACAGATATATTTGGCGAACAGGCAGCAAACAGTATAGCAACATTGGCAAATGATACTGATAAATTAAGAGAAAATTTATCAAAAGCTAAATCTGAAATGGCAAATGGAGCGGTTGAAAAAGAATATGCTGAACGTATGAAAACATTAGGAACACAGTTAAAGGTAGCCAAAAATCAGTTAATGAATTCTTTGGCCGATGTAGGTTTAGCATTAGCTCCTTCTATAAAAAATTTATTGACAGCAACTAAACCAATACTTGAGAATATAGCAACTTGGATAAAACAGAATCCAAAGTTAGTTAGTGGATTAATGAAAGCTATAGGTGCTTTTGCTTTATTTAATTTAGGATTAGGAGGAAGCTTAAAGTTTGGAACTCCATTTATAAAGACTATTTTAGGGGTAGTAAATGTATTTTCTAAATTAAATGCTGCTGGAGGACTTGTGGCAGGTTTTTCTAAAGTTTTTCCTGGATTATCAAAATTTGGAAGTATATTAGCTCCTTTGGGTAAAAATTTAGTTGGTGTTTTTTCAAAAGGTGGAATATCTATATTAAAGTTGCTTAATCCTTTAAATGCAATCAAAATGGCATTTGGAGGACTAAAATTAGGAGCTGCATCGTCTGTTAATATTTTAAAATTGCTGTTTAATCCTTTTAAACTTTTAAAAAGTGTAATTGGAATAATAAAAAGTGTAGGATTAGCAATAAAATTAGCTTTTATGGCAAATCCAATAGGATTTTTAATTGGAGCAATAGTTGCATTAATTGCAATATTTGTAATTCTGTATACTAAATCTACATGGTTTAGAAACGGAGTAAATAATGCAATCAAACAGATAATACCACATGTTAAGGAACTTGGAAGATTGATTAAACAGGGAATAGGACAGGCTATAAGCTGGGTTTCTAGTAAAATGGAACAAGCAGGACCTCATATGAGAAATGCCTGGAACAGTTTAAAGCCAGTTTTATCAGTAATAGGAACTATACTAAAAGTAATTATTGTAGTTGCTATAAGATTAGTAATATCAACAATAAAGGCATTAATGGCGAACTTTAAATTTCTTGCAACAGTAGCTGGTGGAGTATTTAAAATGATAAGCAGTTCTATAAAGATGGCGATAGGAATCTGGAAGGGAATTTTTAAATTATTTGTAGCTTTTTTTACTGGAAAATGGAATGAAATTCCTGGAATTGTTTCAGGTGTATGGGAAAGTGTGAAATCTGGAATAAGTGGATTTGTTGAAGGTGCTAAAGGAATTTTAAAAGGCTTATTTGACTGGTTTGGAACTCAATGGGGTAATATAAAGAAAATGGCAGGAGATTTAGGAAGTGCATTAAATCCTGCAAACTGGGGTGGAAAAGTTCCTGGCAAATATACTGGGACTAACTATTGGGAAGGTGGTCTAGTAAGAGTAGCTGAGCGTGGAGCCGAAATGATTAAAATCCCAGGACAGTCTCCGTTTATTGCACAGAGTGAAATGCTGATGAACTTGCCGAAGGGTACTGAAATACTCAATGCTTCTAGGACGAAAAATACACTAAGGGATAGAGTAAATAGAATAAAAGAAAGAGCTTCCAGCTTGGGAAGTGGTGGCTCAACGGTTGTAGGTGGAGACACTATAAATATCACGATTAATGCTGGAAGTAATTCTAACGCAAATGATATAGCAAGAGAAGTCAGAAGAGCTTTGGCTGAAATGAAAAATAAAAAAGAAAGGGTGGCGTTTGGATAATGAAAACAAAAGTATATAGGACAGTCAGCGGAGATACTTGGGATTTAATAGCTTATAAAGTCTATGGAAACGAAAAATACTTTCATAGGCTCATAAGGAATAATCTTAATTTGATAGATGTATCAATATTCCCTGCGGATATTCCTATCATTATCCCTGAATTTGTTGAAGAACTGGAACAGGAAATTCAGGAAAGCAAACTGCCACCTTGGAAAAGAGGTAAATAATGCCACTAGCAAGGGGAATAAAGGTAATAGTAATATTCAACGGAGTGGATATATCTGAGGATATATCGCATTCCATTTCTTCTCTTAATTATACTGATAACAGTAAAAATGCCATAGATGACTTGGAGCTAGAACTTGAAAATTTGGATTATCGCTGGCTTAAAGAATGGTATCCGGACGAAAATGCTCAATTAATTGTTGGAATATATGAGGATAATGGAAAAGACGGAAGTTTTTTGGACATTGGAACTTTTTACATAGATGAACCGACTTTTGACAATGACAGACTTAACCTTAAGTGTATAGCAATCCCGTTAGATGGAAATATACGTGATCAGAAAAATACTAAAGCTTGGGAAATGATTACATTAAAAGAATTGATAACACAGATTGCAGCACAGCATGAAATGAATGTAGAAATTCATGCAGATAATGAATATTATGAAAGACTTGATCAGGAAAATGAAACTGATTTAGCTTTTATAGATAGAGTTATTAAAGAAACTGGACTAAGTATGAAAATATCTGATGACACAATAATAATATTTGATGATGATGCAATAAAGGACAGTGAAGCAATTGAAAAATTTAATATTAGAGATAGCCGAATCCGTAATTTTAGTTTGAAAAAGAAAAATAAAGGAATATATGACAAAGTCGAAGTAAGTTATTATGATCCTGATAAGAAAAAATTAATAAAGGAAGTAATGACTAAAGAGGAGCTTGAAAAGCGGAATGAGGTGAAAACAGATGCCTGATATATCTTATGCAGAATATAAAAAACAGAATGGAAAAAAGTCTTCCGGATACAAAAAAGCTAAGGCAAAACTCAAAGAAAAAGCGGATAAAAAAGAAAAAAGAAGTAAAAAAGAAAAGGTACAAAAAATAAAAACTAAGGGAAAATCTGACCCCAAAAAAGTGGCCAAAAAAACTTTAAAGGAAAATTTGAAACAGGAATATCAAGTAACTTTAAATGTTGACGGAAGTACTAAATACATGGCAGGGATGATAATAGAATTAGATGAAAGCTGGGGTAAATTTGAGGGGAAATACGTAATTGATAAAGTTAAACATGACATTACAGGCGACTATTCATGTGAACTTGAGTGCTTGAAAGTTGGAGCGAGGGAACATGCTGAGCAGAATGCCAAGGCTCAGACTAAAGAAGAACAAAAGAAAAAAGAATCAGAAAAAGAAAGAAAAAAAGCTGCTAAAAAATCCAGTAAAACGAATAAGAAAAATAACAGCAATAAGAACAGTAAAAATACTAAGGCAAGTAATAAAACAAGTAATAAAACAAGTAGTAAAAATAATAATCCAACTAATAGAAAAATGAGCAGGTAGAAAGGAGTTAAAATGTTAGAAATATTAAAGGCTGGAGAAGTAAGTGCAATAGACCATAAAACAGGGAAAGTAAGAGTTTTATTTTCTGCAGGAGACAATAAAACAAGTGACTGGCTTAACATTTTAGTTCCTTTTTCTGAAAGTCATTCTGACAATTATATGCTTAGTATTGGTCAGACAGTCTACTGTTTATTTTTCCCTGAAATGATGGAGCAGGGAGTAGTGCTTGGTTGTCCTATGAGGAATAGTTCTGCAAGTGCAAGTGAAGTTAAAAGGACTTTTAGTGATGGTGGATTTTACAGCTATGACAATGGAGTGCTGACATTGAATCCTGTTTCAAAAGTTGTGATTAATGCTAATACTGAAATCAATGGAAATCTGACTGTATCTGGAACAACTATTACAGGAGGAAGTATCAATCTTAATACTCACACTCATAGCGGAGTTACTGTCGGTGGAGATAAGACAGGAGGTCCTCAATAATGATAGGAAGTCTTGGAGATGTAATATTTGAAGTATCTGATAAAAAAGTATCTTCAATTAACAATGAACTTTCACGGACATATAAAAGTAAAATATCTGAGCATAATGCAATATACGGTCCTGGTATGGTAAGACATCAGGGAAGAGAACTGATAGAAATAAGTTTTGGAATTACTTTAGTTTCATCATTATTACCTGAGTCTTCGCCAGCTGAAGAGCTGGATAAAATAAAAACTATGTGGGAATTTGGAGAATATGGTTATTTAACATTCGGAGGGCAGACCTTCGGAGCTTTCCCTTTTTTGATAATAGATATGAGTGAAAAAAATTCGTACTTTAATAAAAAAACTTCCAGCTTTGATGTCATAAATCTAGAATTAACCTTAAAAGAGTATATAGATAATCCAAAACTGTATAATCAGATAATAGAGCAGTTAAAAGCACAAAAAAAAGAACAGGAAAAACTTGCAGAAGCGGAAGTTGAAAATGTTCAGGAAGAACAGAAAACAAAGTTAGATCAATTGAAAAATAATATAAATAAGGCAACTGAAAAGATAAATAAAACATTAGAGAAAATAGAAAATAAGAAGAATGAAATATTAGATAAACTTGAACAGATTAAAAAAGATTACAAAGTACATGAGTTCATGAATTTATTAAGAGCAGGATTAATTACTGCTGATAAGATAAAAGAAATGACTGAGTACAGTAAGACTATGAAATCTGAAACGGATAGACAAATATTGATGAATGTAATCAGAAATTATTTAGGAGGTATGTAAGATGATATATGTGACATCTGACCAGGAAATTAATTATGCTCCTAAAAATACTGTAGAAGAGGTAGTAACTAATGTTGGAATGCTCTTAAGAGTGTACAAAGAGGAACAGCCACTCAACCGTGATTTTAGTTTTGATAATGACTTGATAGATAAAAATATAACAGTTGTGGAAAATAAGATAATGGCTCAGTTGCTTGAAACATTCAGAAAGTATGAGCCACGAGCTTTACTTAAAACTACACAGATAACAATGAAAGACAAATACAAAAATGAATTTGAAATTACACTGGGAATAGAGGTGATAGAGATTGAGTGAAATAATATCTGAAGATTATCAGATAATAGATTCTGATGCTTGGGAAATAAAAAGGGATATGATAGATAAGTTTCAGGAACTGAGCGGAAGAACTTTGACTGAAGCAAGTCCAGAAACTTTGATATTTGGAACTGTTGCATATCAGTTAGCTTTGCTTGAAGAAAAATATAATGATGATATTAAGCAGAACTATCTGAGATATGCCAGAAATGAAAGGCTTGACCTGAAAGGAGAAATCTATGGGAACAGAGGTAAAAGGCTGGTGGAGCAACCAGCAATAGCAACTTTCAGATTTTATATATCTAGTGTTCAAGCAACTGACATAGTTATTCCGAAGGGCTCAAGAATACGTTACAATGAGCTTTATTTTGAAACAAATGAGGAATATAAGATATTAAAAGGAAATCTGTCAGTGGACGGAAAAGCTACATGTAATAAAGTAGGAACCGTTGGAAATAGTATCCCAGTCGGACAAATAAAGGATATGGTGGATATATATCCAAATTATCAGAAAGTTGAAAACATTACTGAAAGTAATTCCGGAACAAATGAAGAAGCGGATGAAAGTTACAGGGAAAGAATAAGGGAAATTCCTGAAAGCTTCACTACTGCAGGGAGTTCAGGAGCTTATATGTTTTGGAGTAAAACAGCGAGTACAAATATTATTGATGTCAAAGTTTATTCACCATCTGCCACTAATGTAGATGTGTATATTTGGACTGATACAGGCTCAGTAAGTCAAGAGCTTAAGGAAAAAGTAAAAGCGGTACTCAATGAAGAAAATGTAAGACCGCTAACTGATAATGTTAATATCAAGGAGCCGAATAAAATCAGTTATAATATAGATTTTGATTATTATATTGATAAAGATAATGAAACTCTTGTAAATATTATAAAATCTAACGTTGATAAAACTATCCAGGAATTCATCAGCTGGCAGAAAGAAAAGATAGGCAAGGATATTAATCCGGACGAACTAATAAAAAGACTTAAAATAGCTGGAGTTAAGAGAGTAGTACTGAGAAGTCCAGCATTCCAAAAATTAGATTTTAATCAGATTGGAATAAATAATGGTGTAACAAGCAACTATCAGGGAGTTGAGGAGCTATGATAACTGTACAGGATTTGAAATTAACTTATATAGCTGCAAGCTCAACTCTGACTGATGAACGGACAAGATGGATTTATGAATCTATAGATTATGCAATATCGAATCAGAAGAAAAGGATTATGGATAAGTTTTTTCTGAATATTAACAAACTTACCGAAACTGAGATTGATTATCTTTTATGGGAATATCATGTTGACTATGTTGGAGAAAACGCCAGTCTTGAAAGTAAAAGAGAACTGGTAAAAATAGCTGTAATAGCACATTTTAACAAAGGTACACTTGGAAGTGTAAAGGCTATCTGTAAAATTCTTTTTGGAAATGCAGAAATAAAAGAATGGTTTGAATATGGTGGAAGACCGGGCTACTTTAAAATATCTACGTTGGGAGAACTGAAAGATGAAAAAGATTATCTGAAAGTACTGGATGTGGTAAATGAATATAAGAATGAGCGTAGCTGGCTTGAAGCATTGACATTTGACAGGACTGCAGAGTTTGGAAAGCATATTGGTATATTTTCTGAAAAACAAGTGATTAATATTCTGAATGAAAGAGATTTTGAACTTCCTTGGATGGAGCAGAATTTAAGTGAGGGAATAATAAATGTTACAGTAAAAGAAAATACAATAGGAATCAGATAAAGAAATAGATAAGGAGGTAAAAATGGCTAATTACATAGGTTGGATATTGACTAATAAAGGAAGAGAACTTCTTGCAAAAGCAATAAACAATGAGACAAAAATAAATGTAACAAAATTTAAAATTGGAGCAGGATATAATACAGGAAATGACAGGGAACTGACAGATTTACTTGATAAAAGAAATGAATTCCCAGTAAACGGTTACGAAAGAAAAGAAAATGGGATAGTGGAATTTACTTTCATTGTTTCTAACAAAACTGGAAGTGGTACAAGTACAATAACGAATTCTTATAAAATATCAGAAATGGGAATTTATGCTCAGGATGATTCAGGAACAGAAATTTTATATGCTTACAATAAAGGGACTGATGGAGATTATATCCCAGTTTATAACGGTAAAAATGCGATAGACATAGTAGAGAAATGTATTATTATAATCGATCAGGCTGCTACTTTAAATGTGACAATAGACAGTTCAATGACTTACTTGACAAGAGAGTCAGCAGACAGAAGATATCTGGAAATACAGGCATTAGCGAAAATTATGGGACTGGAATTTGGGGGTAACATACAGGACACAGGAACGAAGACAACAGGAAAATTTTATTATGATAAGGCTTTAAAGTACTATTATGAGTGCATTGCAAATAATAGCCTTACATATAATGATGGCTCAAAATTTAGAGCTATCAGTAATAAGCCTATTTTGGATAAAGTGGAAAATTTATTCGAAACGCACTGGATAAATTTAGGTAATAACACTCCTATCGGAAAAGTTTTTGAGACAGCAATTAAAGTACCGACGAAGCCTTACAAACTTTTCTATTCTGTATTTACCGGGGGCTCTAAATTTATTGACTTAAAAGTTGCCTCTCAATATGCCACAAGTGAAATAGTAGTTAATCTCGGAGTTTCAAATACTGGATTTCTACAGTATTCAGTTGCAAGAAACACTTCCGTAATAGACGGACGACACATATGTGTCATGTTTGTTTTTTAGTCAGTAGCAAAAATGATCAACAAGCAAATATTTAAACACAATAAGTAAAAGTTCCTTTTATCTCATAATACTGTTTTCCTTGAGCTCCCCAAATTTTAATTCCTGACTCGCGAGGAATCAATCTGACAGTACCATTTATGTTGTTACGCTCTTGTGCCATCATTACATGTTCTGTGTGAAAATATTCTGCATTCGGAATGAATTCAGCAGGATAATTAATTAATTGAGTATCATTGTTAAATGTGAAAGGTTGAGTAGCATTTGCTAAATGCAAAAAGCAACTAACAACATTTCCTGTTTTTGTAAATTTAACAAAACCGTTTGTAATATTAATTCTTTTAGTCTCCACTTTGAATAAATTTTCCAATTTATACAGAATAAATAAAATAAAAAAAATAATAAGGAGGTAAAAATGATAATAAATATATATGATAAAAATACCTTACAAATAGTCGCACATCCTGTTGCGACAAACTTTGAAGATTTTAAAAATAATCCTGTTTTATTTTATCCCGACTGGGATAATAAGAGACATGTTTGCTCTGTTACAGAATTTCAAAATCCTATTTTAGTATCCGGAAATATACGGGAAATGACGAAAGAAGAGCTGTACGCTGTCGGGAAATACACACTTGCAGACAATGAGCTTGTAGAGAACAATAAAATTAAAACAGTTGAACTATCTGAGTGTGAGTTTATCGAAAATAACACAGTTAAACTGGATAGGAAAAAGAAAATAGAACAGATTAAAAAGGAGTTATATGAGCTAAGACTGGAATATGATGCAGCTCCGTTTGAATTTGAAGTAAAAGGCGTGAAATACTTGCAAAATAACCGTAGTATAGACCAGTCAAATCTGACAAGGATTGTTGTCATGTGTCAGGCGATGAAAAAGACTGAGTTTGAGAACTGGAAATTTTACACAAAAGACGGCAGTGAAAAGTACGTGAATCTGACATTGCAGGACATGATGAAAATGGCAAACATTATGCAAGCTCATACAACGAAGGCTATGACTACTGAGACATTACTGTCGCACAATTTAGAAAATTTAACTGACAAAGAGCTTAAAGAGTATGTTGTAAGGGACAAATATGAAAAAGCTTACAAAAATATGTAGATTAATCGTGTTAAAATCTCACGATTAATCTCACGAATAAAGGAGGTAGTATGCAGTTAGAAAAAGACAAGCTATATATAAGTTTTCATAAGCCAAAAACAATTGTTGGTTTATTGATATCACTAAGAACATTAGGCAAATATAGTCATTGTGAGCTTGTGTATAACGATTATGTTTATCTAAGCAATCCTGGTGGAGTTCGTATCAAGCCTTTTGTCTACAAGGGAAACATGGATATTTACGAACTTGATAGTCATATAGAAGTCCCAATAGTGCTTGAAGAATTTAAAAGATTAAAAGGCAAGGGTTACGATTACTGGGCAATATTTTTAGCTCAATTGCTAGAACTAGGAATAGAACATAAGGACAAATACTTCTGCTCTGAATTGTGCCTGCATTTAATCAATAAAGGACTGGACGATAGCTTGACTTACAACTTAAAGACATTAAAAGCAAGTGCATTTAGTCCAGTAAAACTATATAAATACTTAAAGGATATGGAATTGTTGAAAAGGAAGGTGGAATAGAAATGAAAGATATAAAGGAACTCATAGGAATAGAAATTATTGAGGGAGGAAGAAACTTAAAGATTACAGGAGTTGAAATTGAAGGGAAAAATATTGTTTTGACAACAGAAGAAACAGGAACAGTAGAAAGAAAGAAATTTGTACTGTCTCAAAGAAGCTTAAATAGACTTGAAGGTGTGCATCCAAAATTACAGACTTTAATAAAACTTGGAATAACGGACAGTCCTCATGATTTTATGATAGTACAAGGATTGAGAACAGCAGCTTATCAAAATGAACTATATCAACAAGGAAGAACTAAACCTGGTCCGAAAGTTACAAATTGTGATGGCTATAATTCAAAATCTAACCATCAGGCTAAAAGTGATGGATATGGCCATGCAATAGATTTTGCAATTTATGACCCTACATTGCCTGATAAAATTGACTGGGATAATAATAAAAAATATAGGGAAGTAGCAGACCATTTGAAAAAAGTAGCGAAAGAAAATGGAATAAACATTGTATGGGGAGGTGACTGGGTAAAATTTAAAGATTATCCACATATTGAGTTAGTTTAAGACTTAATTTTTTGAAATTTTAAGTCTAAAAAATTTTATAGACTCAAAAAATGAAAAAACTGAGTCTATAGAAAAAATGGCTTGTATATTTTGAAAATAAGCAATTCAAAATAAAAGGTTGCCTGATAGAATAAAATGCAAATTTGAGCCTTTCAGGTGGCTTAAAATCAAAATAATATAACTTTAAAGGAGTGATGTAAATGAATGCACAATTACAAATGATTTTAGTAGGAATGTTAGTAGATTTTACAAGAAAGGAAGTTTTAGAAAAAGAAATAATTTTTGGGGCAAAAACTGGAATTCAGAAACTGGAAGCAGTAAAAAACAATTTCTTTGCAAAATTTAAAGATTTTGTAAGAAAAGCTCAGGAAAGAAATAATCCTTATATCCCTGATAACATAGAAATTTTTTCTGAAGAATTAATGCTAAAAGGAGCTGAAGCACTTGAAAAAACTGTAAATATCGATGAAATAATACATAAAATACTTGGAGAAGAAAAAATGGCAATAGGAATATAGGGGGATTACTAGATGTTAAAGGACTTACAGGAAATAATAGATAATCACGGACTTTTCCTTATATTGTTTTTTTCAGGAGTGTTGTTTGGTGTGGTTGCACAGAAAATGATAGATAACCAGCCAGTAAAACCGTACGTAAAAAGAATAGCTGTTGCAGGAATGACAATGGCTATCGCCCTTTCGCTTAATAAAGTCATAGGTCATCTAAAAGCGGAGTTTTTGTATCCGTTAAGTCCAGTCTTAGGATTTTTTGGAGAAGCTCTGCTGGAAACAGTAAACCAAAAAAGATATGGAATCAGTACAGGATTTTTAGAACTGTTGCTGGAAAAGTTTGGATTTGTGAAGAAACGGAGTGATAAAAATGAAAATATATCACAGAAGTCGTAAATTTCTTATAATAATGTTAGGGCTAGTTTTTTTAAACTCAGTTTTGACATTAAAGTTAAGAGGTTATCAAAGAAAAGAAAATCTGACAATGATAAAAACAGAATTAAGAAATAAATATCCTGAACAGCTTTTTAACTATATAGAAGAAAAATCCAAAAGAGAGGATTTATATCTTTTAATTGGAACTAATGCAATAGTCTTAATTATGATTGTAGGATTTGACAGATTTGGAGTTTTTGAAGAAACAGATGAAACTATAAAAGCTAATAAGGAAAAAATAAAAAAAGAAATAGGGATATTTATATAGGGCAGTCTTAAAAGATTGCCCTTTTTTTTTTATTGGGAAAATTTTCTATTTATTTTATAAAAAGTTATTGACTGTCTTTTTTGTAGTTGTAAAAAGTAAAAGAATGATGTAAAATAAAAAAAATGAAATAAAGGGAGTTGGTCAAAATTTGTATCAATAGAATAAGTGAAGATATTGTAAAAGGGTTTAAAATAGATGGGAAAAATGAAGATTTGAGATATTATACTGATATTTTTGATGTTAATGATTTTATTCAACAAAAAAAATTTTTGATATTAGGATATAAAGGGACAGGAAAAACTTATTTTGCTAAAAAAATACAACACATAAAAGAAGAGGAAGGAAATAAAGTTGTAAATTGTAATATGGAAAAATTTTATACAACTTTAAGAAAATTAGAAAAGAAAAGAATTAAAGATATTAGAAGAGAATTAGATATGATTTGGAGATTTATTGTTTATATTGAAATATTTAAAATAGTGAAAAACGAAAAACTCAATAGTGAGGATAGAGATATTATAAGAACAATAAATAAATTTTTGAATAAAAATAGTTTTTTATTAGATTTATCTTCAGATAAAATATTAAAAAAGATTATAGATGAAGAAATAGAAGTTAATACAAATTTTGGAGTGGGAATTAAAAAAAAAATAGATATGTTGTTTGGAAAAAAAACTAAGGAAAGTTCTAAAAAAACAGTATTAAAAGCAGAATATTTTGATTTTTTAGATTCTTTAGAAGAAAAAATAAGAAATTTGTTAAATAATTTAGGATACGGGATATCTATTTTTTTTGATGAGTTAGACTCTAAATTTACAAATACCAAAAATAATAGAGATATATTATTGTCATTGATTGAAGAAAGTTCGCGAATAAATATGGAATATGATAATTTTAATATTTTTATATGTCTAAGAACAGAAATATTTAAATTATTAAATTCATCTGATTTAAATAAAATTTTAGAAGATAAATCTGTAACTTTTAAATGGAATGAAGAATTTTTATTAAAAATGCTAAAAAAAAGATTGGAAACTTCAAAAATGAAAGATGAAGATTTTTTTTATTTTTACTTTGGGAATAAAAATATACAAATAAAAACAAGAAAGAAATTAAAAAAAATTCCTGTGTTGAGTTATATCTTACATAGAACAAGATACAGACCTAGAGATATAATTGCCTTTTTTAAATATTTGTTAAAACAAGATTCAAGTATTCCAATCACTAAAGAAAGGATGGATAAAGAATCAGGATATTCAAATTATCTCTATAATGAAGTAATAAATGAATTGGTTGGTTTTTACTCTAATGAAGTTATTCTAATTAGATTTCAAATGATAGAAAAATTTAATAAAAGTACATTTAGAATAAATGAATTTTTTAAAGAGTTTAAAATTACAAATGAAAAAAAAGATTACTTAGATTTTTTTCAAAAATTATATGATTTGAATATAATAAATTATATAAAAAATAAAAATGACCACCAAAAAAAATTTTTTAATTATAATATAGACGGTTCTCATATTTTAGAAGAAACCCATTTGATTGCCATAAATTATGGGTTAAGAAGACAATTGAAATTATATGATCCTGCAGATGAAAAAAACGTCTTGTAATTCTAGCGGCTGCTGAATTACAAGACTGATATACTTTTTAGTATTTGTTTGATTTTATATGCATAATTATATCATATTAAAAAAAAAAGTCAAGATTCGTATAATCAAAATAAAGAAAAGCACCTCAAATAAAAAAAGGGGTGTTTTTTATTGCAAATATTTTATATATTTTATATTAAAAGTATTGACTTTTAATATAAAATATGGTAATATATAAATGTAAGGGGGAGATAGACAAAGACAAGGGTCAGAAAGGAGAAATTATGAAAAAGATGACACAAGCTGAAATGTTAAGGCTTCTGGCAGAGGAAAATCAGACAAGAAAAATACTGGAAATAGTAAAATCTTGTAAGGATTTAAAAGAAGCTGAAGCAAAAATAAAAGCCCTGCTGGACAAATAGCAGAGCTTAACACAAAATCATAAAGAGAGCTGCTACCTTGCCAGTAGCTCTCCTTATAAAATAATACCAAAAAAATTGAAAAAAGGCAAGAGGGAGGAGAGATGGAAAAAGAAGTAAAATCAAGAGGAGTTAAAAAAGGAGAGACTCCAAAATGGAATGTAGGAAGGAAAACAGGCGTACAGATAAAGACTGACGCGGAAAAAAAGAATAAAATATTTTTTGGGTATAAATATACTCAAAAAGAATATGATGAATTAAAAAAAATATTTGAAGATTACAAAAAAAGAAACGGCTTAAACAGTACAGAAGCAGTAAAAAAGATAATTTTAGAAAAAAAATAAAAATATTTATATTAAAAGTATTGACTTTTAATATAAAATGAGGTATAATATTATCAAGATAAGAGAGGAACAGATAAAATAAAAAAAGAGTAGCCACCCGCCAAGATGAACTACTCGAAAGGTAAAATTAAATAATCACGACCAAGCGACTTTTTAAAATACCTAATTTATTTTATCACAATCCTTAAAAAAATTCAAGGAGATGGTAAAAATGACAAGAAAAACAAAAAAATTAGTAGAAATCAAAAAAGAAGCTTTAAGAAAAGCATTAGAAAATTTCAATGCAGGATTCTATCATGAGAATGCAGCTGAAGAATCAGAAATGGAAAAATTTGTTAATTCAGCATTGTTTAATCATGAAGACTTAGCAGAAGAAATAAAATTTCAAGTAAGAAACTATCTTAAAAATTTCAAAAACTCTTATTACTATTCAAATAATCAAACTGATGAATATTACATAATAAATACAGAATATTTTAAAGATCATGTAGAGCTTTTAAAAAGCTTCTACGATGATTACAAAGAAGCCGATTGGGACTATTACAGAAGTCTCAATGAGAGCTTTGGAAAATGCTATAAATAAAAACTTTGGGGGAGGTTAATTGAGGGAAATAGATAATTATAGGAGATGCTAAATAATATGACACTAAAAGCAATATCTCACTTATACTTTAATTTTTACAAATTAAGAGTGAGTAATAATACTTATAATAAAGTTAAATATATATATTTTCGGAGTTTTAAAGGCTACGGAAATATACTGGATGTGCCGATAAGTTCTATCAATGAAGCAGATTTGATAGAATTTCAGGAACATCTTAAAGAAAGATATACAAATAATACTGCTACATGTATGTATTATATACTGATAAGAATATTTGATTTTGCAATTAAAATAAAAAAACTGCAATATAATAGAGCGAAAGCTATAAAATCATTAAGATTAAATAGAGAAAGCAAAGTTAAAAATGTTATTTCAGAAGATGATTTTTATTTGATGTTGAAAAATATAAAGAATTTTGAAAAAAGAACTTATCTGGAATTAATTTTTCAAACTGGGATAAGAAGTGCTGAAGCAAGAGCACTTCAGTGGAAAAATGTAGATTTCAAAGACGCGTTACTATTAATAGATAAGTCTATAGATTGCAAAAAATATGGGATTTTTAAAATTAAATCGACAAAAACAAAAAGTAGCAGAAGAGTAGTGATGCTTGACAGAATTACACTATCTTTATTACAGAAATTAAGAGATAGTAGTTCTTTTAACAGTAGTGAAGATTTTATATTTAACAAATCAGGACTTCCACACACAGTTAATTTTTGTAAGAATGAAGTAAGAGAAGCTTGTAAATTAGCAGATATTGAACATACTTCTATTCATAATCTCAGACATTCACATGCTACGAATATGCTGAGAAAAGGAGTTGAAATGGCTGTAATAAGTAAAAGATTGGGACATAGTGATACACTAATTACAGAAAATCTTTACATACATTTAGTCCCTTCGGATCAGACTACTGTTATAAAACAAATTGAATATAGAAGTAGAAATGCCTTAAATATATAAGAGCCTTGATTGGCTCTTTTTATTTTTTTGGGGTATAATTAAAAATAAAAAGGGAGAAAATGGAATGAAATATAGAGGATATATAATTATTAAAACAAATAGTAAGCGTCCTTATGAGTGTGAAGAACTGAAACTAAAAGCAAATACGCTCGAAGACATGGTTAGAATGATAAACAAAGCAGACAATGCAAAAACTATATTAATTGATGATTATTTACAAGCAAAAAGAAGATTGTTCCAGTTTTACTGTAATCAGGTCGATGGTGAGATAATATCTAACACATTTGAGGAAATTAAAAAGAATCATGGACTAAATAACAACAGGGAAGCTCTCATGTTTTTGATTAATTTGTACAGAGTAAAATAA